CTATAATTATGTGACCATTATACTAGCCTTTGAAGCAAATGTCAAGTACCATATTCCTCTTCATATGACATTCTCGCCATTAAGTACTCTTTTACTAGGTCTGACCTAACAATATCGTCTGTATCGAACTCTAAAGTCCTAAATGAAGGCATATTTTCAGCAATTACCATGAATTTCTGCAATCCACTTAAATCACCTCTCTTATATAGGTCTGTTTGTCTAAAGTCTCCGCAAAACAGTATTTTACTACTATGTCCCACGCGAGTTATGATTGAATTTATCTCCATATCATTCATATTTTGGCATTCATCTACTATAATAATTGAATTGTCTAGTGTAATACCCCTAACAAAAGATGTAATCATCCACTCTACATATTTTTGTTCCATTAATCTTTGAAATGATTGTTGTTTTTTGGGGAATAAATCTGAACACATGTCAATATATGGTTGCATGTAAACAGCGGTCTTTTCGGTTTCATCGCCCGGCAAATGTCCTATCTCTCTTGATGGCACAGCAGACCTAATGATAACAACTTTTTTATATGGGTTTCCTCTTTGTAAAACCTCCTCTAATGCTTTGTACAGAGCGATGTATGTTTTTCCTGTACCAGCACACCCATGCAGTAACATTGCTTTAGCATCTTTGTTATATTCTGAGAAAAAGTGTCCTTGGGTTTCTGTGATTGCATCGACTGTAATTAAATCCTCTATACGCATTTTTAAAGTTGATTTTTCCTTCACTTTTCTCACATCGGAATTTAAATTTTCGATTACTTGAAGGTTGGTTTTGCGTCTTGGCATTTGGTATCTCTCCAGATGGTTGATTGATAAATTTGAGTTCCATCATAAAGATTTCTATTACATAGTCTCTCCTCTTAGTGCTGATAATGGCAGAACTTCAGCAGACTGAATAATTCTGCGTATTTGTTTTTTACATGGATCTGATATTATTTGATTGTCTAGGCAGTCAGACATTTTATCGATGACAAATTCTGGTTCTAGGGTGCGTAGGTCTTGCCTGACCCATTTTTTTGGGTCATCAAGATCATCGGATATGTTAAGACATAAAAGAACGATATAAATGTCCTCTTCTGTATATAAATTTATTCTGTATCCAGTAGGTTCCCATCTGTGTTTTTTAGGGAACTTCAGTATATTACTCATGTTAATAACTTCTTACCAACCTTGATACCATATTTTTCGTGACTCTCAATACAAGGATGGCCCCTTGGTAGTCTCTTAATGATGTTGCCCCCTAAAGGGTCAACCTTTGTTCCTATTATTATATACTTATCTATTTCTGATTCTAGGAAATCTATGTGAGAACTAAATTCTTGAGATTTTATATCAAAGTCAAACTGTTTTTCGTAAAATTCTGACTCAAAACGGTCTAACATGGGTATTAAGTAAAATTTTATGTCATTTATTTTGCATAAATTGATAATACTGTATATTTCATGAAGAAAATAATAAAATAAAGTGAAAGTTCCTTTCAAGTCCATATACTTCCTAGCAAAGTCATTATCACCCCTTCGTTCATAGTCAGTAGCAACAACCATACTCCTAACTCCACCTTCTCTCGTCTTCCACATTTCCTGTCCACTTGTATTTTCACTAAATACCATTTCTCTAGCAAATCCAGTAAGTCCTACAACCACCGCTTCAGAAGATGATATATTTCCTTCTATGACATCATTAAAAAGTCTGCCTTTTATTTCGGTCATAGATGCACCATGTGTCGCGTGGTTAAAACATCTAACCTTTAATGTATTACACATGTATTGAGGCCATGCTAATTGACTTTCGAGTTTTATCTTCTTTTTAAATAAAAGTTCTCTGGATAATTTTCTTTTATAATACTGTTCAATAGGTTCATTTTTCTGTCTAGCCATCTGTTCTACTGGTATAGACATAGGACTACCCATTTCTTCATCTAATAATTCTTGTCCAGCAACAAAAGAACATCCATAGAAATGTAGTCCATCAACTTTTATGGTTTCATCATTATGATACTTTATCTCACGCACACTTTAACTCCATACTTCTTTTCAAACCTAGCTGCATCTTTTTCATCATTGACGATTGGTTCGCCCTTGATGTTCAAACTAGTATTTAGAAGGATAGGATGTCCACTATGTGTTTTCCATCTCCTTAATAACTGAGATAATCCGCTGTGTTGTTCGTCATTAACAGTCTGGACTCTACTGGTTCCATCTTTGTGTACTATGGCGGGAAACAGTTCTGGTTCTTTACATTTAACGACATGTTGCATGTACGGTGATTGGAATCCTTCTGGTACATCAAAATACTTGTGTACTTCTGACTCTAGTATAACTGGTGCAAAGGGTCTAAACTCCTGTCTCTTTTTAATCTTATTAACAACATCTTTCATCTCTGAACCTTTTGGGTCTGCGAGTAAACTTCTATTCCCCAATGCTCTTGGCCCAAACTCTGCCCTACCATTTGCAACACCAACTATTTTAAGTGCATTTAGATTTGATAATAGGTCATTGGTTGGATATGTACCCTCTATGTTATATCCAAGGTAAGGTGTTTTCCATTTCAACTTTTTGTGTTCCCTAGCTGCAATCGCACCAATAGAAGAACCAGCATCGCCTGGATTGGGCATAATCCAATGATTAGAAAAATATTCTGGAATAAATCTATTCGCCAAACAATTTAAGGCACATCCACCCATGAAAACTAAATTAGTTTCATCTGTTAATCTTGCAGTTGTAAACAATAATTTTCTAAACTCCCATTCATAAATTTTTTGTGTAGCAGCTGCGACATCAAAATAATCCTCTTCTTTTAAATCTGGGTTCCACCATCTACACCCTCTATGCAAGTTTTCTTTTAGTAATCGTTTAATATCACGATGAAATCTATTTGGGTCACCATATGCAGCCATACCCATAAGAATATACTCATCTTCATTTGCCTTCAGTCCAATTCTATCTGTCATCGCGGAATAGAACAATCCCAATGAATTAGGATACCTAGAAGTCCAAATACACTTCATGTCCTTCCATATAGATGTAGTAGTCCACTCTCCAATAGCATCAATAACTAATATAGCAGAACTTTTAAATGGTGAAGTGTAGTACCCAGCAGCCGCATGTGATTTGTGGTGCGTGGTATAATAAGGCGCCTTGACTCCAAAGTGTTTTAAGTATTTCTTAGGACTTAACCAAGGTCTTTGTTGTTTCGCGTATTTTTTCCTTGTCCATTTTAACCAAGGATTTTCGTACCAATAAACAAAATCTGGTTCACCATATTTTTTCGCTTCCATGATAATTTCTGGATTGAGAAATGCGTCATTTTTTATACCGCTAAATCTCTCACTATGAGAGGCAAACAATATCTCATCATCTCTAACAACCGCTAAAGAAGCGTCATGTGTACAAGCACTAATTCCCCAACTTATCATTTAAATATCTCGCAATATCAATTTGTGTTCTTTCAAAGTAATGATTGTTTCCATGTCTTTTAGAACGAGTCCAATTTTGCCAAACTGGTTTCGTATCTATTGCATTACTATCAATCCAATTCCAATACTTTTCAAAATCTTCTCTTACATATTCATGTGCCTTCTGTGATATATCAACATCACTTACTACTTGGTCTCTCATTCTTAGTGGCGGTGACTCTATAAAAAAGAATTTAACACCTATGTTATGTAAATGTTTTAATTGTTGGTAGTATCTCCAAGTTAAATTCCAATAATTCATTTCATTAACAAGATAAGCACTTTCACTTGCCATGAAGTTATTGTCATGTTCCTGTTTAAATTTTATCATAGATTCAAATATATTTTCTGGTCTGATTGGACTAAAATTACCATCTATATCAAATGTCATCCATCTGTATATGTGTGGAACCTGTACAATAATTTCATCTTCCTCTGGATTAACCCATCCATTAATAATATCAGTTTCTAAGAAATATATTACTGTTGTTAAACTGGTGCCTCCCTGTGCATGATTTTTGTATCTATCATGTCCCCTAAGTTCCGCGAGGTATCTAACCCAACTTCTTGACCTACAAATATCTTCCCCTTCTTTTAAATTGGGAATCTCTTCAAGTTTGACGGTTCTAAATAAATCGTGAAAATCGGCAAAGGGGTCAACATCGTGACCCAACTTTTTCCATATTTCATCCCAAACCAATCCTTGTCTTTTTAAGTTATCGACTGTCTCTATGTCACATCCCAACATATCATGGTCTGCTAATTCCGCACCAGCAGTAAAAGAACAACCGTATCCAACTAATCTAGTCATATATAAATGGGTCTCGTTCTCTCATCTTTTTGAGTTTCTTTTCAAGAGCTTCTTGTTTTTCTTTTTCTTTTTGCTCTATCTCATCAAGTTTAGAGTCGGTCTTCTCCGAGACCTCCAACAACACCTTCCTGATCACTTTTGTTAGTCTCCCAGCTTTCATGAATTTGTGCAGTTTCTTTTTTGTTCGTTGTTTCATTCCTCGTATCTCCGTAGTGTACAACATTTATTCCCACATGACTTCTCCAAGGGTCAAATACGACCCCCTCAAAGTCGGTTGCTATTAAATCAGACTCATGTACCTTTACAATCACATGTGGGTGTGAAGAAAGGGGTGTAATGAATCCACCGTGTTCTTTTACATAATGTTGAACTAGTAGACTGTAACTGCCGTTTGTATATGGAACATCTGGTTTATATGAGTCGGATGTAAATCCAATTTTGTTTCCGTGTTTTAAAATGGCAACTGCCATATTTTCTGCTTGTATGTCTCGTGCCTTCATTATTTCAGCAAACAAGTCATATCCTAAATTTAATTCTTGCGCCATATATCTAAGTGCGATATTGTCTCTTGGATGACATGCACCACCATCTCCCATTCCAGGCTTCATATAGGTTGGGCCCATGATTCTTTGCGTACTATCTCGCAAGGCATTAGCAACTACATCAACATCGATATTACCTTGTCTCTCTGCGACATCCTGTATCATGTTTACAAGACCAATCTTAGCGCTGATAAATGTATTATAGAATACTTTAATACATTCGCACTCATCCCAAGTTCCAATTTCATAACGAGGGTAGTTTTCCATTATCTCATTATAAAAGTGAATGAGACTATGTGCCTCTACTGATTCTTCTCCGTTCTCCGTACCTATCATTACCATCTCTGGGTTTACCATATCCCACGCGACTGTACCCATAGCAATCAAGTAAGGATTGTAAACAAACTTCGTGTTTGTAATCAAAGGAACAAACTCTTTCCTTACAGTGCCAGGCAATACAGTACTAATAAGAACCAATATCTGATTCTCATTCATATGTTTATTTGCTTCTGTGATTACCTCTTTAACAGTATCGTAATTGAAATCTTTCGGTGGTAAGTGGTAAGTGGGTTCTGAACCATCGTACAATGGGTCATGTGGTGTTGGTACTGCGACAAATACAAATAACCTATCTTTAACAACCTCTTCTATTGTATCTTTAATGTTACAATATTCACTTTCTACTTCGCGTGTATCATAGACACTTACATCGTGTCCTTTTTGTGCAATCACCTCAGCACAAGGTTTACCTAATTTACCAAATCCAATAAATGCAATGTTGGTCATAACTTATTAATCTCCATAATATCGTTGTAGTTTTCATTAATTACCTCTAAGACTCTTTTCCTGTTATACATCAATCTGTCTTCTAGGTCATTGTAAAGAATATTTAATTCATCAAGTTTATAGTTCCTTTGAAGGTTTGTTAAATCTTGATTTACAGCATCTATTCTCATGTATTTATCTGGTTCCCCAAGGGCGTTTGTACCCACTTTATTTGAAAGTGGAAACAAGTCCTCAAATGTATCAAACTTCCATTCTCTTAGTTTGTCATATAAACCAATGTCACCCAAAATAATAAAGGGTCTTAATCCTATCATTGGTTTAAAAGTTTTTTCACTTAAAAAAACATCACTATGCATAACACTTTCGGTGACTACGGTACAGAAATGTTTATTCCAGTATACTGGGTCTCCCAAAGAAATAATATCATTTGATAAATGCGTTTCGTTTAATTTCTCCCATTCATTCGCCTTTTCCATTATTTTAGGTGGTCTATTTTCATTTAAAACTATGGGAGTTTCAAACTCATATTTTTCATGCGGAATAACAGCGGAAACTATACCATGCTTAAACAAACCAACATTATAAAGAATGTTTAAAAGTTCTATCCTATGTTCATGTGGTTGATGATTCAAACACATAAAATGTTTCTTTATATTTGGTTTTTCAGTATAACACGAATCAAAGAAAGTGTCAATATGTTTATGAATAAAAGATAACCAAAAATTAAAATAATGCCCAGTGCCTGTATTACCTATATTAATGACTTCATAATTATCATTAAGGAACTTATGTGCTTCTCGCGTAGACTCTGTACATGTGGAGTTTTCCCAATCCATACCAGAATACAACAAGACTCTAGGGGTGGTGATGAATTGACTAGCACCAAACCATTGTTTCAAGTCTTCAACATTCTCTGGTTTTGAAAACCATGTAGAATTGACGAGAATACAATCATCTGGTTTTTGTAGTTTTAACTCTCTAACAAATATCCTTTCAAATTCTGTTATATGGACACTGCCACTTTTCTTATCTGCTCCCTGTGACCAGTACATTAGTGAATCTCAACACTATGGGATGATAGTTGACTTAGTACGCCAACGATATCTTTCTCATGTCTACCTCTCGCGTTTTTAAACACTTCAAAGTTGTGTTTTAGTTTATCTCTAACACTATCGTATTTTTGCATTTTTTCATCGTGACTCAACTGGCGCCAAGATTCAAGATTCCTAAGAATCATTTCCCATCTTCGTTGTGGGTGATATTCTTGGTCATAACTTTCATCAAACATTTCTGGGAATGTCTCATATCCCAAATAATGAAGATGTCTTAGTGTCCCCATCGTACCAACAACCATAAATGGGTTTCTATAAGCAATAGGTTTGAAAATCTTCTCTGTTAAGAATAAAGAATCTTTATCATCACCAAACAAGGTTTCTGATACCAGACTAAAGAAAGCATCTTTATACATGTTAGAGGTTATCAACCTATCATCAATGTTAACATCGTGTAAAGGTTTATCTGCAACAACTTGAAGTCTGTCTTTCCAGAATCTATATGCATATTCTATCTGTACATCGTGATTTAAAAATGATATGTAATTGTTATCCTTTCTCGCGGTAAAGGCAGTAATATCCAATCCCCTAAACATTTGTTCTTTCCATATGGGTTGACCACCGTTGTCAGAAACTAAACTTCCATACTGGTCTGGCATATCTTCTCTACCAAGAAAACTTATATAAGAGTTACTATTGTTATATCCCAACCTATCTAATTCAGAAACAAGTACTGGTCTATGTGACCGTGGTCTTGCGTTCAAACATATCAAATCTTTTTGTTTGTCTCCAGCAGTAGGTATTCCAACAAGAATCTCCTCTGGTTTACATCTATCATACGAGTCCTGTACAACTTGATTAGGAGTGGAGTTTAGTATTTCCGCGTCAAACTTTTCATATGGTATAATAACATGGTCAGTAAATCCACCAGTAAGTTCTGAAGCACCATAGTGTTCTTGATGCATGTGTTTTGGGTTCTGGTGTCTGTGTACATAAACACCAGTTCTATCAGCATATTCGTGCCAATAACCACCGTGGAAAAAGTCATATGAAATTGTTTTAGTAAACTCAAATGCGGTTTTTTCATTACCCATTCTAGTTCTTAACCAGTTTTGATAATTGGGTTCTGCTTGTAAATCACCAAAAACAAAATATGTTATAGCATTTTCTAGTTGGTGTTTTCTCATCTGCAAATGAAACTGTAATAACCAACCTTTATTTTCAAACCCTTGATTAAAATTAAATCCCTCGTGTGGAAACCATAACACCAGTGCCATTTTTCGTTCTCGTAACCAACACTGTACTTCTTGTGGAATCCATTCTATAGAGTTAGCCCATGAATCACAAAACACATATTGCGGTTCTAAGAAATAAAGATTGTTTGTATTTTTGTGAACTCCATTACCATCAAAGTTTTCAATATCTACTAACTCATATGGCCAGTCAACTTTTTGGTAATGACCCAACACAGAAGTTTGCCCTTGATAAACTTCATTGGGCGTGGAAGAACAATTGGAAGCAGGCCAAGAAAATACATCTTCGTGGTCTACTTTGTTTTTCTTTCTATCCCAAAAAAGATAGTGGGTTTCTTTTGGGGTGCTTTTTCTAACTAGATGTTTTTGTAAAACATTCGCATTTATTTTTTTTAATTCTTGGAGTTCGCTTCTAAGACCAGATACTTCTTCAACTAATCTGTCCAAAGTACTGTTTAGGGTTCCAAGGTTCTTTTCCAATTCCGCCATCAATCAATATCCTATAAAATTCTGGAAATACTTCACTATAACATTCATTTCTCAATCCATCTAATCTTTCTGTAACAGGTAAAAACCCAAGGTCTAATTTATCAAAATTTGGTTCTTGGTTCATGAAAGATATGATATCATTCATATCTGTCATATTTATAAGTTTATCCTCAACCTGTTTTTTACATACATCTGGCATATTCCTAACACAATACTGTCTAGGAAAGTGTAAAAGATTGAGATATATATTTTCTCTTCCAAACATGTCTACAAACTCATCCAAATAGTATATGTTATAAAGACTAACTGTATGACATACTTGAACATACATCCAATCAAGTGATTTAAAGTAGTTATAGTTGTCCCAAGTTTCATCCCATTTTGCTGGGTGTCTAATATATTCAAATTTCTTGAATATCCCATCAATACTGAACATTACTTCACAAGACTTGAACTCTTTCCACAAATCAAATATCTTTTGTGGTGGACGAATAGTCCCATTTGTGTTATAATGTAAAGATATGTGTTCCGCGTGTCCAGCCTCGACTGTTCTACGCAATAACTCAAAGTGTTCTTCTATCATAAATGGTTCACCGCCTGTGAAGTCCATTTGTTCTACTGTGTGCATAATCTCAAAAAGTTCATCCCACACACTTGGATTTTTTGCAATCCACAAGGGGTCTTTTTTGTTTAGAATTCTACCGTATAGTTTTTTCTCGTCTGTTTGCCACTTTGAACTGTTTATGCTACCACAAGTTCTACACTTTAAATTACATAATGTACCAAACTTTAAGTCAAGATATTTTGGAGTATCAGTAGCAATAAAACTTTGTCTTTCTTTTATCTCTTCAAGTTCTTTAGCAAATCTTTTATTATCTTGTAATCTCTTTGATTGATATCCTGCCTCTTCTCCTTCCCAACACATGGCACATCCAGATGGTTGTTTGCCTTCAAGAAACTCTCTTCGTAAGTTCTTATATGGTTCTCCATTCCAGACATCAAGAAAGTTTTCTTGTTTTAGGTTCCCCATAGGATTGCCTTTATATAAACAACATGGGTTCGCGGTTCCATCTGTAGTGAACTCCGTGTGAACCCAAGGCAATACACAAATCTTATCAGTCATGTAAATACCTCAAAAATCTTTCTTTATAATCATCATCAAATCTGCTATAAGGATAATGATATGGTTCATCATTGACGGATATCATGGATATGTCATCATATACACCAGAGATATTTTCCTTTACAAAATCTAAGTCACAATCAATAACTCTACCTAGTTTTGCAAAACCATATCTGCCTTTTTTATCTTCTGGGTCTAATCCCTGTTCAATCAACCATTCATCAAATCCCTTTACCCAGTTTTCATGTTGGTCTGTTGAAAATTTAATCAACATATCACCAGACAAAAACTTAATTGGTTCTATATGTTCATCTTCTAACTCTTCATCTTCTTCCGCGTATGCTTCTATGTGGGTCTTTCCAATTTGAGGAAATCCTAATAACACATCTCCAAATTTCGTGTACTTAGTAAACAACTCATTAAATGAGTCTGGCAATACTGGTAATTTCTTGGGCGCTCTTTGCCAAGATACATTTACATGCATGTTGAATTCTGCCTGTTCATCATTCTGCAATGTGGTGTGAAGTTCGTGAACCTCTAAGTTCAACCTACAAATACTAGCCTGTACATCTGGAGAGGCAACATACAAATGTGCCGTAGTTCTTTCCGCTGGCCCAGATAACAATGGAAAATAATTGTGAATTACATTCATCTTTTTATTATCATTACCATCCTTAAAATCTTCTATTGTCAATCTCTCTGATATGTCTGGATTCTCTGTTAAGGGTTGGTCTAATACATTTCTCTGGTCTGCTTTTACAAAGTCTGGCCATCGCGTCCATTGTTCAGCAACAAAGTCGAACTTTGATATATGGTCTAGTGTACCATTTACTTTTTCTATCATGTCTTCCGTAGTAAGGGTACTCTCTCCCATGAATACATGTTCTTTTCTTAGAAATGCTCCAGAATATAGTTCGTGTTTAAATCTCTGGAACCAAATATCTACCGCGTGATGGTCATCCAATGCAATTTTAATTTCTAGTGGTTTGATACTCTTGTCTCTACTATTCCTAAGTCTTAAAGTTATTATTGCATCCTTACATTCGTTGACACCAGCGTAGTCCTCTGAAAAGAAGTAATCATCATCTCTGGGTCTATCTTTTTCTTTAAACGGCATCGTATAAGTCCTTTAGTTCGGGGAATGTTTCTTGGAAGTTCTCGTTCCTTATATCGTCAATCATCTTCATTCTATAGGCAAATGTTTTTAACAAATCCTCATTTTCTACTGACTGCAAAAGGTGATTCCGTAGACTAACAAATCCTTGTTTGGTGCTCCATGCTTGTTTTTTATCTAAGAAATCTATGTGTTGTTGGTAACAATCAGATAATATGTTCTTGTGTTGTTCTGGTAAGATTCTCATATCAAGCCATGGGGGTTCAGTAACAATGTTAACAAAGAAACTTTCATAATCATCTATATAACCATGTTCTACTAGTGACATATGAAATGGAACTATATGATAAGAGTTCTGTATACTGGTTGTACAACTAACATAGAAGTTTACATGAGGACATGTTTCTTTCATTCGGTTTCTATTTTCTTTGAACTGTTCCCAGTTAAATCCACTACGAATAAATTCACCTTGTTCCTTCATTCCATCTATACTCGCACCAACTTCTATATTCTTAAACTTTGGCCAGAACTCCAAGACATGTAAATCCTTGTATCGCATTTCACTAAAGTTTGTATTATATCGAATGAGTACATCGTGTTTACCCATCTCATCTAGTTTCTTTAATATGCGATAGTGTTCTTCCATTATAAGAGGTTCACCACCAGCGAAATAAATTTCTTCTACATATTCAAAGTGGGGTTCTATCTGTTCCCACAAATCAAATGTATTTCCCTTTGGAACATCATCTGGTAAGAATGACCTACCTGTTTCTAAGACAGCAATCTTCTTTGTATCTGGATACCAACCAGTGCTTAACTGTGGGCCACAACTACGACATTTGAAGTTGCATATATTAGAAAACCTAAAGTCCCAATATGGGAGTTTCATTTCTTTTACTGTACCATCATCCTGTGTAGTTTCAATTAGGTTCTCATGTTTTTTCCAAGACTTATTTGCTCTGTGTCTCATGGAATGTCCACCAGAATCTTCTTGGTGATAACACCTAGCACACGCTTCATGTCTTTCATCATTTAACATTTTCACGCGGATATCTTTCATTAAGTCACTATTATAAATGTCTTCTAAACTATCATCGTTCAAATTCCCAGCAATATATTGCATTGGAGTGATGCAACAAGGATATACATTACCATTAGGCCATGTGTGCAAATGCACCCACGGTAACATACATAAATTTTTCTTATCACTCATAATCTTTAATTAACTCATAAAATTCTGGGAAGGTTTTTTTGAAAGATGTTTTTTTCGTAACATCCATGGCACCAGTTTTTTGAAAGAACGACTTCATTACTTCTAAGTCAGTATATGATATACCTTCTATATTAAAGTAGTTTTTAACAACATCATATCCCCCACATCCAGACAACTTATCCAAAATCTTTTGTTGTACTTGTTGTGGTAAAATTAGTGGGTCATACTGGGCGGGGTCTTTTACAAAGTTATGACTTATATGTTCGCCATCAAAATACTCATAGAATTCTGGTATATAAAAAATGTTATATGTGGATACAGTTTGAAGTATGTTATAATCTAGGTTATCATTCTTGCTTGTGATATCCTTCATCCAATCAACAAACTCTAATACCTTAGACCACGCGGTATAGGTTCTGATATATTCATTTCTCTCACCTACACAATCAATAGACAACATAAACTGTACCTTTTTAAATTCCTTCCATATATCCTCATATGTGTGATTAATAATGGTACAGTTAGTAGAGTATACTATTTCTACATTCTTTGATATTCCTCTATCAACTAAAGTCTGTAGAAAATTAAAATGTTTGTCTATAAGAAAAGGTTCACCACCATTGATATACAACAATCGTAATTCGTTGCATCTATCAATAAGTTTTTCCCAGAACTCTTCTTCCAATGGCCAGTTGAAACTACTTTTTCGCGTGAACTCTGGAAGCGCTCTTCTTTCTGGATATATGTTATCCCAATCCTTTAACCACCTAGAAGATGAGTAAGGATTGCAAGTCCGGCACTGAACATTACAATGGTTGCCAAGACGCAATTCCACAAATTCATAGTTGACCTCCTTTAGAGTTCCATCGTCATTTGTTATTTCTTTCGCTTGTTCCAAAGTCATAGGAAGACGGCGACTTTCGTAATATCGCTTACTTTTATTTCCTACACTTTCTGCTTCCCAACACTTGCTACATTCAATAGGTTTTTCACCGTTCAACATTTGCAGTCTGACTTTACTAAAACTGTCTGAATTGGTAATATCAGAAAAGTCATCTACTTTTTGTAGTGTTAGAAACTCTCTAAATGCTTTATTATTTGTTTCATTAAAAGCTTGTGACTGTCCTTCTTCTTGATTTGATTCACAACATAAAGTACATATCCCATGCGGATGAGTTGCTAAATGATTCCAAGGTAAAGGACAAAATGTTTCACTCATATTCTATTCCACCAATCCACGGCGTTACCGTGAAGTGTATCAACAAACTTTAGTTTGGAGTTTCTTAAATTATCAAGATATTCTTGAAACTGCTTTCCGCGTTTCAAACCATCTTTATATGTGTCAGGCCATTGTTCATCAAATGACTCTCTATTTATTAGATTAACCAGTGAATCTTTATAAACTTTTGTTTTCCATGTTAGTCGTTCATCTATGTGTTGCATTAATGAATCAACTTGGGGTAAAAGCACATCTTTAGGAAGACAAAATGGTGACATAACAACACTTGGGTCAAATGCGTATGTAAATTTAAAATATGACTTTATATCAAGAGAACTGGCAACATCAATCAACTTATCAAGATGGAATAAGCCTGGCGTTGTTAGAGTTACATCGAATACTAGTGCATCATCACCAAACTGGTCTATAAGAAACATACCAGACTTAAAGTTTTCTATCCACTCACTCCACACTAGTCCATCTCTGATATATTCGCCCACCTCATACGCACCATCAATACTAGCACATATATTAACATTCTTAAAGTGTGGTAACATCTCCCATAAATTATAATCTTTATATTTTACTCTACTTAGATTTGTGTTATAACGAATGGTAACATTTTTCGCGTGTCCATTGTCTACCAGTTGTTGCATAATAGTCCAGTGTCTTTCCCACATCAATGGTTCGCCACCAACCCAGTATATTTCTTCAATGGTTTTATTATCAACTGCTTTTTGTAATTCTTCTTCTAAGACCTCTTCTTGAAAGTTTGATATTTTCTTTCTGGTGGTGGGTTCCATCCAAGGGTCTTGTTTCACATCAATAAGATTGTGTTTCTTCTTCTCTGCTTCCCAACTAGAAGACAATTGTTCCCCACACATCCGACATTTAAAGTTACATAGATTAGAAATACGATAATCATACGAGACTGGCAATTTATCATAGTGTCCGTCTTCTCGCGTAGTCGCTATAATGTCTTCTACTTTGTGGGGGAACAATGTCTCTGTAAAGTATTGACGATAAGTATGTAGATTCAAAACTTGGTCATTGCATACTTGACATTGTTTTAATTTTTCTCCTGCTAACATCCTTTTGCGGATGTCTTTCATATAATCACTATTCCAGTGTTCTTCTAATGATAGTGGTTTAAATTTACCTTCCGCAGTACCACTATCTAAGTATTGTTTTTGAAAAGATGCCTCTTCTCTGCTAGCACAACACAACCTTCGTTCTCCTTGTGGGGAAACATAGGTATGTGTCCAAGGTGCGGTGCAAAGGTAGGGTCTATCTTTTACTGACATTTCTCCACCAAGAAATTGTTCTATCTAATCCTTCTGATAGAGTCACTTTTGGTATCCAACCAAGTGTATCTTCTAATAACTTTCCACTACTATTCAACCAATATATTTCGCCTGGCCTTTCTGGTTTTGTATTCCAATATACCTTTCCATCCCAACCTATTTTTTGAGCAATGATATCAACATAGTCTCTTATTTGAATCGGGTTGTCTGGGCCTAGGGTAAATATCTTCTCCTTACATTTTTCTGGATTATTAATAATGGCAGTCCACGCATCTAACATATCATCAATGTATATAAAGTTACGATAGGGGTCAGCATATCCCAAATGTATTTCATCTGGATTGTCTAACATCTGAGTTATAATCTGTTCAGTAACAAAGAAGTCGTTGTCTTTTCTACCATAACAATTGGTCTGTCTAATAATAGTATAAGGAAGACTATAAGACCTACCAGCATACTCCAGATATTTTTCAACACCATATTTAGCAACGGCATATGGTGCATTTGGATATGGAGTAGTAAGATGGTCACATACTGTATGTTTTGGTTGCGGGCCATATACTTCCATTGTACTCGCAAAAACAAAGTTCTTAAAATTAGGAATCTCTCTTGAGACTTCAATAAGGTTTACACTACCAACATAGTTAATTTCACTGAATGTTATTTGTTCATAGAAACTTTGTTCAACTTCTGTTCTCGCTCCAAGGTGTACAATCATGTCTGGTTGAAAATCTCTAACCTCTGTTCTAACCAATCCGTGATGTCTTAAATCACTTTGTAAGTGATGAATTTCATGTTCTCTTAGGTAGGGTGTAAGGTGAGACCCTATGAACCCAGAGGAACCTGTCATTAATATCTTCATTTGTCGTAATCTCCTAATGGTTTGTCGATGTTTTTATTGTCTGGTTTCAATACCCAACCTTCTTCTTCAGCAATCTTTTTCAAGTCGGGGTCATCCGCGTACTGTTCTGTACTGTCACCACTTGGCATAACTGTAATAGGTTTTGTTTCTGTATCTGGAAGGGTGTCTACCCAATCAGTAAGAATTTCTGGAAACACAGAAATACTTTTATCCCTTCTTTCATCATATTGACCATAGAAGGTTTTAAAATCTCTCCACAAAGTCATCTTGTCACTGGTTCGTCTATGTGGTGCATCAACAATTACTAGATAGTCTATCAATCTTTCAATACTTGCTTTTTCAAAATCGTGCCAGTATTGTCTGTCTTTATTTTCTTCATACCAATTAGATAGATTCTCTCTAAGATAATCTTTAATATGGTCTGGTAGTGCAAGAGGACTTTGGAAACTAGGGAATCGCAATAAGTTAACACTAAATACAGGTGTCTTACTTTTTGTCAATTCTTTTAGTTTGAATACATCATCTAAGAAGTCTGTGATACTAAACAGACACAAACTATTAATAGTCATCATTATATTGATGCCCTCATAGTTGCCTTCTTTGATAAATCGCGTTATATTATTAGTCCATAGTTCGTAATCAAGTCCATCTCTTATATACTCTGCTTGTTTTCCTGTTGCCTCGCAACTAGTATAAAGATGAAACTTCTTAACCCCTTTTGATTTTTCAATCAATCTATCAACAATACTTTCCTTCGCAATGAGATTAGAGTTTACTGCAAATCGCATGTCAGATGGATTATTCTCAAACCAATCAAACAACTTCCATACTTGGTCAGACATTAAAGGTTCTCCACCTGTAACTCTCAACTCTTCAAGACTTTCTGATAGTCCATCTTCCCACCAATCCCAGAAAGCAGTTACATATGGATTCTCTTCTTTCTTACCATATGGGTCTGCCCACGCACCGTCATGTTGGAAGGCGGCCGCACCATCTGATACCATGTTTTGATAAGGGCCATGTTTCTTTATATCCTTTGCCCATGTAGTAGAGAAACTTGAGTTACAATAAGAACAAGCAAGGTTACATGTTCGGTCAAATGCAATCTCAAATGTTTTTAATAGTGTGTTATCATTGAAGTCTGCTTCGTGTGCCTTCTTTAAATCTTCATTGGTGTATATGATTGATTTAAAAACTCTGTCACTAACTGCATCATTGCCCATGTCTTCAACTTTCCAACAATACTCACACTCACGCGGTCTTTCTCCGCGTTGCATCATCTTACGCATTGCTTTCTTATGTTGCGTATTGTGAATAGCAGATGGGTCAGCTGCAATCTCGTGTAACGGAATCTTATGTGCTGGGGGGTGATGACAACTAGCAGTAGTACCACTACCTAACCATGTGGTAGCGTTGTACCATTTCGCACCACAAAAACTCTTCGACTTAGTATCAAGAATGTCTTTCCGATACTTTATCAAATCATATTCTTTATTCAATTTCAATCTCCGCTTCTGTCATTATAACAACTCTTGCCCCACAGGGTAACAATGGTTTATCATTGCCACCATATATTACTTCACTCGGGCCATGTATCTTTACACTATGTCCATAAGTATTTTTTCTTCCCTCTTTTACTGTAAGAACAGGTTCGTTTGTCCCATGTTTTTTATTAGCACGAATTTTGTGCATGTTTACATGAATGTATTTTTTAGGCATCCCACCACTCCAATAAATGTTTATATTCTGGAAAAGTTTTGCTAAAGTTTTTCGACCTTCTGATATCGTAGGCTTTTATATAATTTACAAAGTCTGCTCTATATTTTTCAGCACCTTTGTGTTCTTGCCTAAGATATTCACAGAACCTTTGTATCTGGTCATACTCTTCCAAATAAATTCTTGCGAACTTGTCTGGTGAATTGTACTTCAACCAAACCTTTGCTATTAGTTCATAATCAGATGCATAGGATATTCTGGTATTTCTATCCAATAGAGTACATTGTAAATGAGGGGGGAATCTCAAATAGTTTATACTTAACGGTATTCTATTATTCGCTAAATCTTTATTATACTTGATTCTTAACTGCATTATGTCTTCAATGAAGTTTTCAAATGTAGTCATACTCAATATGTTCAATGTAGTCATGATTGCTACATTCGCGTCTGTTTCTGTTAAAACCTTTTCTACATTAGAACGCCAATAATCATAATCCATTCCATCTCTTATATATTCTGCCTGTTCTCCAATTGCCTCCGCACTTGTATATATCTCAATTTGTTTAACTTTGTCTCTTAATTTGTTACATGAGTCAACAAGTCTCTGTATCAATTTTGGTGTTGTACCAAGATTACTATTGATTGCAATAGACAATTCTGGTTGAGCATTTTCATATATGTAATCCAATACCTTCCATACATCTTTACTCATAGTGGGTTCACCACCAGTAATACGAAACACTCTCAAATGAGGAAGCGCCTCTGGGAACCATTTCCAAAATGCATCTACATATGGATTGGGGTCAGAGTGTTTATATGGAAACTTTTCTACTTGTCTCAAATAGTCAAGATTACCAGAACCAAACTCTACAGGGTAGTCACCATTTTTTTCTATATCTTTCATCCACTCAGAACTTATTTCTGGTGAACAATATGCACACGCGAAATTACATGCGTTTGAAAACGACACCTCTAGGTATGTTGGGTAGACATCTTTTGTGGGGTTATCAGTTGCAATAACATCAACCTTATCCCATGACCACCAATCAGCAGTTTTATAATGACGGTCAGAAAAGTGTCCCTTACCTTGGTCTTCTATTCTCCAGCAATAATCACACTCTTTGGGTCTTTCACCATTAATCATTTTGATTCTTTGTTGCTTCTTATAATTACTATTATGAAGAGCTGCTGGATTCTCTAATACTTCTTTTACTGGTATTTTATGAGGCGAGGGATGGTGACAAGAGTGATTATACCCATTCTGCAAATAGAGAGTAGTCTGTAACCATTTAGCAGAACAAAAAGAAGGACTAATTTGATTAATCTTTTCTCGTTTTTCTTTTAACTGTTCTATCCAGTATTCATTGGGTTTGTTTTCAGGCATCACATAACTCATAAAAATATGTCAACTCTGGGAACGCATCATGCCAATTTGTGCCTCTGCGTCTATCATGTTCATCGACAAATGTTTTAAAATCCTTTCTGTGACTATTTAGGCGTTCTCCAGTGAACCTATTTGCATCCACCCATTTCAATAGTCTTTCAAATTTTACGACTTCCGCGTGGTTAAACTCACTGTTATATGACATAAACTGATAACTATCTTCTAATGTTTCTCTCATATCATCATCCATTATAAGACATGACAAATGTGGCGGGTTTGTCATAAACGGTGTATCAATCAATACATCCCCTATATCTTTTAGTTGTACGATATAATATAAAAAGTCTTTGAATCTAGGTATACTTAATAAACAGAATGTTGTCATAAAACTCAATGGTATTTTGTGATTGATAACAGTAAGAACATTCTGGTCAAATAAATCCCAGTTAAGTCCGTGTCTAATCCACTCTGCCTGTTTTCCAAATGTATCTACACTAGCATACACTTTAGACTTCGCTGGTAACAAGTTACATGCTTCTGTTACTCTTCTATTCGATACTGATAAATTACTGTTTATATGAAAGTTGATAGACTCTCCACGCAATCTATCCATCATATCAAATGTACTTTTATGTAACAAGGGTTCTCCGCCTGTTATTCTCAATGTATCAAGATGTTTTCTTGCCTCACTAAACCAATCCCAAAACTTATCCAACAAGGGGTTATCATCATCCTTATAAAGTTCCTCAGTTCCATTTAATTCATATTGTCCACGATTCTCTGGGTCTGCGAGAGGATACGCACCTTCCTTTTTAATTTCTTGTAACAAGGTAGAACTCAAAGACGGAGCGCAATAGGAACATTTCATTTGACATGTATTTGAAAAACTCATCTCCAAATACTTTGGATACACATATTCATCCCACTTTAAGTTAGCAGTGGTTTCAATGATATCCTCTTCCATCTGCGTGTATATTGGAGTAAGGGTTGTTCTAGGACTTACCGCACCAACATCTTCTGCCTTCCAACAATAAGAACATTCATCTGGTCTCCCACCTTCCAACATAGTTTTTCTTTGTTGCATCTTGTGAAGAGTATTATGCATATCTTCATCAAGTTTAAGATTTTGTTGTGGACAATGAAAACAGGAATGATAATTACCTGTACCCAAATGCATTTCTAAATGCCACCACTTTAGAACACAGAATCCCTTACCGATTGCGTTGTTTCTTCTTGTAATATCATCTAGGTATTTAGCGACTTCGTTCATTGCACCTCAAGACATGAGTAAAGATGTTACTTTGATTACCTAACATTGAAGCAAAGTGTGTGGTGTCTTTTGGAAAACAAGAACCACCAAAACCATATTGACCATCGGGGCCTGGCACATCCCAGTGAGATGTTCCTAAATTTGCATGGTCTTTTAATAACCCTGCTACAGACCCATATGATATATTTTGTTCTTCGCATACTTTGTGAATGTAGTTTGCCATGGTTACTTTGGCAGCTAACATCGCGTTCCTAGACAACTTATAAGTTGCAGCCACTTTTGGATTAACAAGTACCCCATCTCGGTCTTTCATTAACCAAACTAAATCATTAATTGCATCTTTATCATCGTGGTCTACACCTAATATAAAAGGAATTGATTTATCATCTGCATCCTCTTCCCAATTATTTTCTCGCAAGAATTCAGGCCAGTGAATCCAACCTTTTTCTAAATTATCTGGGCCAACTGTGCTACGGATAACTATTCTTGTTCTGTCTGGTACATCTTCTATTGCTTTATGGACAATAGACATATCAAACTCATTTCCATTGTAAAAATGATCCATTACACTGTAGTTTTGTATTAGTGGTGTTGGAACACAAACAAAAGCATAGTCAATCAAGTCCCATTCGTCTGGTGATATTTTTTTATCATATTTTGGGTCTTGAATTTGAATTCGTTTTATTTCTTTACATGTTCTAAGCATACGCTCAGTAGCCTTCCCACAAAATCCATAACCAAGTATTGCTACATTCATGCTTTGTACCCCATTGCTGTAAATCTAGTATAAGTTGAGTTGTTAGGGCCAGGCAATTCTATTGCTGACTCGTAACATGTGTTTGTGCATCTATTCCATTCCAAGAAGTACGCGAGTGATTTAAATGAACGAACATGTTCTGGTATATCAAGGTCATTCCCCTGTACTGCATAAAAGGTTCCTTCTGGAATGTTGTCCCACCATTTTTGATAGTCATACTGGTGTAAATGTTCGGTGCTGGTGTTTATAACAACATCTGGTTTTTTTGGGTACTCAAAGTTACACATATCATCTGTGACATATGTTATGTTTGCATTGAGAAAATATACATCTCCGACCTCTTTACACATTGGGTCAATATCAACCGTGTATATTTCATCTGCAACTATATTGTCATTAAGTAAATGAGCAAGAACCCCAAACCATCCACCAAAAAGGTAATAGTTACCGTGAAAGTGTTGTGGTATGTTGTCTATAATTTCTGCTTTGGATTTTAATTGTGTATCCCAGAAACATTCTGTAAATCGAGGGTTCGATTTTTCTCTAACATAATTAAACCATCTTGCGACTGTTTCATGTTCAATGTGCATTTCGTATCTCCGAATTAAAAGGAACAACATTCTTTTTAGGAATGAATTCCTTGTTCACTAAATTAATAACATAGATGTACTGATAATACTCTGCTACAGGGTCAACCTTAAACAAATATTTCTTGTTCCATATTATATCTTTCCACCAAGTATCAAAATCTTCTTTCCAATCTTGATAGTTTGGTGATTTTCTTTTGTTCTGCCATATCGCGTTATAACCAACACGGTTAACATCGACTGACGCCCAAATATGTTCATATCCCATGTCTCTCGCCCAATCAATTTGAACTTTGGTGAGAGGCATCCCATATGTTGTTCTTCTGAATTGTTTCAGTGTATGCAATCTACACATTCTGATTGCAGTGGGGTTATCTGTATAATGGTCAACCTCAGCAGCTTGACAAGAGGCGAGTTCCCCATCTTCCCATAGAAGATGAAGGATACCATCTAGGTTTTCTGGGTCTAACTTTTCTTTTATTAGAGAATCATTGCCTTCATTAAGAGCTTGTTCTCTAAATTGTTCCCATTGTTTACTGTACTTCTTTTTGTATGGCGTAATCTTCCACATCTTCTTGGCTCTTCAATGTAAATAACAAAGCAATTCTATCTTCACTTCCATTATGTTCAACGGCATGTTTGTAACCGATGTTTATAAAATAAGCTGAACCATCTGCTTTCAAGTTATATTCTTCCCTCTGGTTTTTCGGCCAGAAGGCATTTATAACATTGTCTGTACCCGATATAGGTACGACAATTCTAACCGCATAAGAAGCATCATAATCAATATGTGGTTGTATCTGTTTACCTTTTGGTAACCAGTGAATTCTTGTCCTACAAGACTCCGCCTTGAAGTTTTCTGTGATGTGTCTTTGAATATAACTTCCTCTATAATGAGGCATGTCATAATCCCACATGTGTTCATTACCAACTGGAGAGAGTTTATTGGTTCTCTCATGTTTGTTTCTATAAACTTCTGTTTTACTCTTGCCCAAGTCTAAACTAGGATTCTTCATTTCTTCCCAGTATTCTGGTCTAAGGTATTGACATGGGTATTCTTTAAAATCATTATATTCCAGACCTCTTATAAAGTCTGCATTAGCAAAATTAGTAATTCCCTCATTTGATTCATATACATCACCCCATCCACCTTGGTCTAATGAGTCTATGTAATGTTTTATTTTATCAATATCAAATTCTATGTCTAGTTTTGCAACTGTAGGTAAATCTCTTTTTCTAAGCATGTTTTAATAACCGAATAATTTTTCCACCTATATCCCAACGGTGAAAGTCCCAACTCCAAGGTTCTTCATGATGTTTCGCGTGAAACCCTTCACCGAATGTAACCATTCCCAACCAGTAATCACTACGAGGTTTTCCCCCTCTATGTGAGTGAACAAAAACTATTGACCCTATTAATTTGGCAAATCCTGCTGGAGCTAACCATGCATATATGATTGCTTCAATACCACCAAATAGAATAAGAACAGATAGCCATAGTAGCAAGAAATGCCAGTAATAACGATGCTGTGTTTTGCATAATTCATCCCTCAATAAATCTTTCTTTACATATTGCATTTTAGGTAAAGACATCACTTGTGAGTAGTAACAACGAATGAATCCTTGATACTCTGGTGAGTGTGGGTCTTTATCTGTATCCGCGTGGTCATGGTGTTCCCTGTGTTGAGCAACCCATGCTAGTGCTGGGCCAACCATCATAATGTGGGCAAAAAACATCATAACATATTCTAACCATTTAGAACATTTGAAACTATAGTGACTCCAGTATCGATGATATCCCATTGTGATACCAAAAGTCATGATTCCAAAGTACATAAATGCACAAATCGCCCAAGTTACAGGTGTACCAATGAAGAACATGGGTATGACTGAAATTTGGGCTATAGTCTGCCCTACCAGTAGACTGATAGGGGTAGGTCTTAACAATCTGTCAATTATTTTCTTCATACGCCATATTTATATCGCTGAACGAAGCGCTACTTTATAAATAGTCACAATAGTGTATACTATAACATAAGTGAGAGAGGAAGTCAAGCAGATTTCTTCAATTCGGGATGGTTGATTTAACATTCCAACGAGGAGAAAAATGAAATTTAGGAAACATGTCTGTCTATTGATTGGCGGGCTGTTGATAGCGGGCCCAGCTATGGCGGATACTAGCACAGTGAATACCACTAGTAATAGCACTGTGAATAGCACAACGAACAACACCAATACCAACAATAACACCAATAATAATACGACAAATTATACTGGTACAAATACCAATAGCAACACCAATAATAATACTAACACTACCACATATACTGGTAGCAATACCAATGTGAACACCAATAGCAATACTAATGTGAACACAACCAATTATACTGGTACGAGTACTAATACTAATAACAATAACAATAATACGACTTATACTGGAACTAGCACCAACACCAATATCAATACTAATAACAATACTATTAATAGCACTAGTAACAATACCAATACAAATAATAGTACTGTTAACCAGACGGTGAATCAAACGAATACGAATAATAATACTAGTAATGTTACTTCCAATAGCACAAGCAATAACACGAGTAATATTACTAATAATACTACGACTAGTAACACCAACAATAACACCAATAATAACAATAATGTCAATACTAGTACAAGTACGAGTGATTCAAATGTTACATCAAACAACAAGAATGAAAACATTAATGTGAACCACTCAGACCAGAAGATAAAACAAGAAATTAAGTCACCGCCCCCGAGCGCTATTGCGCCGGCAATAGGTGGGTCTTATTCACAAGACTTGTGTACCACAGGTGTCGGTGGAGCGGTACAAACTCAAGTGTTCGGTATTAGTGCTGGTAAAACAGTACGAGATGAAAACTGCGAAAGGATTAAATTAAGCCGCGGTTTATACGACATGGGGATGAAGGTAGCTGCTGTATCTTTGATGTGCCAAGATGCTCGCGTGTTCAATGCGATGCTAATGGCCGGCACGCCCTGCCCATATAGAGGTAAGATAGGTGATGAGGCATTAAATGCATGGAAGATGCATCCTGCTGTAGCACCTAAAGATTCTCTCATTGAGGAAGAAGAAGTCGCTGGATGGTATAGAGATAAACAAGGAAGAAAGGTAGAATATAATGTCTACAAGAAGGATGACTTCTGTCAGTTAAATCCCGATGAAGAGGTGTGTTCAATTGACGAATAAGGAAATCCACTATGGAACCAGTATCAACCGCATTAGCGGGAATTGCTTTGGTGCAACAAAGTGTTGAGTTTATTAAAAAGAACATTAATACCGCTCAAGACATAAGTCAAATTTTTGATATGGTTGACAATGCGTTAAATGGTCAACAACAAATCAATAAAGAAAGATGGGGGAACAAGACCTTAATTGGTTCTCATAAAAGTGCCGCCCACGCTGTTATTGATGCGAAGTTGGCTAACGAACAAATTGAAGAGATGAAAAACCTCATTGATATGAGATTTGGATTTGGAACTTGGCAAGAAATACTAAAACTAAGAGCGGATAGGATAAGAGAAGAAGCAGAAGAAGATAAACGACTGCAAAGAGAGAAAAGGAAAAGAAAGGCAGATTTAGTAGAAACAATGCAAATTATAGGTATCGCTGGAGGAGGCGTACTTGCAGTTTTCTTAATCTGTTTTACATTGTTAACAATATGGGTAAGATAAAAACATTATTATTTGGATTACTATTGTTTCTGGCAGCTCCAGCTGCTGGACAATATACTGCGCCTCCTTCAGATGCGACTGTCCATAGTATATGTGATGATTGTTACGCGAATGTACCATTAGGGCATTCATTTCCTTTCTATGGAGAAACCTTTACTAATTCATGGATGATGGCAAACGGTGTTGTCATGTTTAGAAACCCAACAAACTTTGGTTTCCAGAATTGGCCTGACAAAGGATGGTGTTGTAACGGATTAGAAGTTGCAAACATAGCAGCAAACAAACAAGACAAGTTTAGTTTTGCAATAGCACCTCTCTGGACAGACCTAATACAAAAAGATAGTGATGGGGGATTCTATTCCAAGACTAGTTCCGATGGAACAAAATACTGGTGGGTGAGAATAGAAGAATACAATAAGAACCATGAGAACACATTTAGTCTGGAAATATTTCCAACTGGAGATTACGCGATGGAGTACGGTGATTTAAAAATTAATAATCACAGTTTATTCATAGGTGTTATGGGTGACCTATCAGAAGATGAGTATGTACAACACGAATACTTTGCAAATCAACAAGCTAATTACATCTATGGTACAGCGGCAGGAAATGCTGGGACTAAATCTTATCAAAGTGAAGGATTAGCATGTGCATATGACCCATTATCAAGTCAACAATGCGATGGTTACGCGGCTGCTTACTTAGCACAACAATGTTCACAAAATCCACTACATGATGAATCGTGTACAGGATACGCGGATGCATTTTTCGACCAACAATGTGATAATGATGCTTTTTATTCTACAAATTGTGACGAATATGACGAAGCGTACACGGATTTACAATGTGACATAGACCCATTATATGATGAGGGTTGTGACGGTTACTATGAAGCATTTGTAGAAGAACAACTCGCTAACTTAGAAGAAGAAGAGGAGTGGATGACAGATGAAGACGAAGAAACAATGTACGGATTCAGTGAAGACGATGGCGGAATTGATGGAATGTCAGAAGACGATGAGTTCTTCACAGGACTTCCAGAGGAGTTCTTTGATGAACAAGTCGCGGTCTTCTTGGAAACCCCACCCGATACTGAATTCGTCCTACTTGAAGAAGAAGGAATTTTCACCATGCCCCTTAATGAACTCCCAGAAGTTATCGAGGAAGAGTTTCGTGCCGATGCGTTGGAGGCAATTGAAGAAAATATAGAAGAGGTTGATGAGTATCTTGACGAATTATTTGATACTGAATCATCAATAGACGAAGTGTTAGAGGAAGAATTGCTTGAAGAACTGTTTGAAGAGGTTATGGAGGAAGAAATTATAGAAGAAGAGTTAGATGAAATCATTTTAGAAGAAGATCCAGTTGAAGAGACCAGTGAAACTATCACTGAACCAAGTACTTCACCAAAAGCCACTAGAATTGCAATGGCTCAGACGCGAAATGCACTAAAAGTAAGTCAAAGCGCTGTTTCAATGAGTCAAGAATCATCAAAAGGCGGTGATAGTGGTAGTCAATCACAAGAAAATGGACAAAACCAATCAAGTGGGTCAGAAAAATCGGCCGATTCTGGGCCAGGCACGATTTCAGAAACTATCGAAACTGCTCAAAATGACCAACAGAGTGCTTCTTCATCATCACAAAACAATGTAAGCATGATGAACCAACAATTTTTTAGTGCAGACACCCAACTTTTCTCTAATATGAGTGGAATCACGGTAGAAACACTAGAACAAAATGCAGAAATGAATGAAATGTCAGTAGAAACACAGTCAGAACAAATGCAAATGGAGATAGAAAACAACTTACTCTCTACAGGGAACCCAGTTGTGGGTGTAACAATCATTCCAGTAGAGACAATGACGGTACAACCAGAGCAAGAGGCGCCACGAAAATCTCTTGCCGAGGTTATTTCAGAACAAGTGGCACAACAAAAAAGGGAAAATTCCAACAAAGTTGCTTCTGGACAAACGGCAGCAATCGCTTCACTTCAGAGTTCGGTAGATTTAGGTTCATATTACGAGTCAAATTTAACAGATGGAGACTTTTATAATGTCAATTACATTGTTTATGAAAATAAACTTGACGATAACGCGAGATTAATATACAATTTGTCTAAAAGTAATCACGGAACAATCCGAAAAATGATTAGGAGTCAATACGAATGAGTACAGAAATAGATGTTGGTGGAATAAAAATCAAAGGTGGAAGACTTTTTATGGTCTTGGGTGCTCTTGGTACACTAATTGGTGCGCTATATGGTGCATTTGAAGTATACAAGACATATCAAGACATGCAAGAGGCAATTTCTACCTACGAGGCACCAGATTTGTCGGGTATAGAAGAAAGATTATCAGTTCTTGAGGAAAGAATGGGTTCAACAGTCCTTGTAACAGACATGTCTAAAGAGTCTATAAATAGAATAGACGGAGACATGCAATCTCTGTTTTCGGATGTAAGAGCGTCTGATAAGAGACTATATGAACTTGAAAGAGATACCAGTAAGGAACTTATTGAAATCAGAAAATCTATACGAACACAGATTGAAGAAGCGCTTGAAAATCCACTGTCAAATACACAATAATAATGGAGGAGTGAATGGCTAGAAAATGGAACGCGGTACATGTACATGAACCGACAAAAAAAAGTACCTCACAAGGTATAGGTGGGCGAAGTCGCAGTGTGAAGATTAGTACTTCCACGATGAACAAAAACAAAAAAAGGTCTTACAAGAAATATAGGGGACAGGGGAGATAAGATGCCCACACTATCAGCAGATGATATGCGAAAGAGTTCTTCCGCTGGCGATTACGCTGGTGAGTCGAGGCTAGACATATTCGACCTAAAAATAAAAGACAAAAAGAAATTTGTTATAGGTTCATCTGCGTCTGGTACAAAAGTAGACGGTATATCTTATGATAGAAAAACTGAAATACTAACCTACAAATCTAACAGACAAACCAAAGAAGCAAGACGGTCACAGATATTCAAGGATAAAGATTTCGGTGGCGGTGGTGGTTCTGGTGGCGGTGCAGCTGATACCGCACTGACAGAATCACTACAATGTTTCTACAATGCATATGTATTCAATGTAAAGAAGGGTGCATGTAAATCTGTATCCCCAACACAACTCAAATCCGCATCTAAGTTTGCCCATACCGACAAATCACTTACAGACTGTTTAAATAAAGGGCCTGCTGATTGGATTGAAACGGATGTTTATATAAAGACCGCAAATAAACTGTGGGAAAAATATGGCAGGAAAATGACTAGGAATGGTGCTGTACATTTTCATCGAGGGTCACCTTTTATGAAAGGTCTGTATGATGCCAAAGCAGAATGTCACAAAATAGATAAGGATTCAGATGACCCACAAGCACCAGGCTCATTCTCACATGACAAATGGAATCCCGGCGATATATGGGCAACTACATTTGGTGTTTTAGAAAAACCTTTAGCAGAAAGCACATCTAGTTGGGGTGAATTAAATGCAGAAGTTATGAAACTTGCAAAGGCGGGTAAACTTCTTGGTATATCACTCAAGAAAATAGGTAAGAGTACTCCAGCAACCGCGAAAGAGTTCAATACTCCGAAACAAATGGCGAACAAAGATACATTTACCTATAACAGTTTCAAATATGGTAAAACTGGGGACTTCTTTAGTTCTCAAGACATCTACATAGACACCAGTGGTGGTGAGGTACAATTCAGAACATTCGGTGGTGACACTTCATGGCAGGGTGAGATTAAAGGTGGTTCAGCCGCTGGTGGTAAAATAGGTGGGGGTAATGTAGACTTCTATTGCAAACAAGTATTCGGTAATGATATTTACAATGGAAAAGGTTCTGAAAAGGCATTTCTCGCGTCAATCAAGACCGATGCAAAATGGCCATCAAAGGCATACCAACTTTATAAGAAACATAATTCTAAAAGTAAACCATCAATTGACATAGTATCAGAAAAGGTATTTCTACAAGAGTGGGCAAACCACGAACAAGGTGACAACTTTAGAATGTCTAAGTCTATCTGTCTAATGTTCCTAGAAGCATTTGCTTCAACTGGTGCAAGTAAGAAGAAACAACACGACCTTATAACAAAGATGTTTAGATACGCGAGTTCAGATGTTGACCAATCTTCATACTTTGTAAAGATAAGTTAAGATAAATAATACTGTACCAATCGGTACTCCATAAGTCATGGGTGAAAAGACTACATTCGTTCATCCACCCTAAATGTAGCGGTGGACGGAAGTAGGCAATTCCGCCGAAGGAACGCATCTCTTAATACAGGAGGTGTCAAAATGACTACACAGCTAAACTACAGAGGCGTTAAATATAACGGAACTATAACTCATAAGACAATCGAGTCTCAAGAGATGTTATATCGTGGCGTCAAACATAATCCCACTCTAAGAGAGCAATGGGTTCCTGCTACATCTGGAATCTATCGCGGTTCTAAGTGGAGCGTGTAAGCTAAAAAAAAGGGCAACCTTGAGTTGCCCTTTATTCCATTGTGAATAATTAACTAACGAATGTTAAAGCTTAAGCAAGACCCCTTGAGGCTGCTAAGGCTTTGTATCCAGCGGCAATAATTGCCCTAGATGGTGTACCTAAACGGTATCGTGAAACACCTTTTCGTACATTGCCATTTCTGTCAGTGTACTTAGGTGTTTTGTTTAAATAAATGGCGAAACCATTCTGACGAAGGTGTGTCACCAATGCTCTCGCATTAGTTACGCCAAACCTATTTTTCATTTCGTTAGCAGTCAGACCTTGGTCTGTCTTCTCCAAGGCTGAAATAACCTTTGTTGCTTGTGAAGTTTTCTTTTTCATACTATACTCCGTTTTTTCAAATTAAGATTAACAAAAAGTTAATCACCCACAATTCATTTATTCGCATCGTAACAAAAGTTCGGTGCGTATGAAAGACAAATCTTATCGTCTTTTCATTCTGCTGTTGGTGTATTAGATTTATGCACACCACCAGACTTGGATGTTTTAATTGTTACATCTAGGTCTTGGTCTTTTGGTAATTCAGCGATTAAATTTATTCTTCCGCTACATGCAGTAATCATAATACAAACAACTAATATACTCAAGTACTTCATTGTTGTTGTCCTTCTAGTAGTGGGCAGTTTAGGATGAAGAGAGATGCCCAGCTCTCTTTGTCCATCTGTGTTATGCGAGGCCATCACTGCCCTCATGTAGTCGATGGACTGAGCCTTTTTCGGTCTGTGTGTTACCTTGCGCCACTGCTCAGGGCTCCTTATGGTTTAACGACCTACTGTTTTGATGCATCATTACATGGCTATCAATGTTCAGTCGAGGCAGTTTAACTTGTGACAGGATGGAGTCTTTGCCTAGGACTACAACTGTAAAATTGGAGCGGCGTCTAGGAGTTTCACCTAACCTTGTCCGTTGGAAACGGATTGTACGAATACCGTCCACCGCATGTTTATTTATACAACTTTCAACCATTATACTGATCTTTTTTGCAAATGTCAAGCGTTTTTTTCAATTATTTTCCAATATCTTTTATATTGGATTTACCGATTACTTGATATGCACCTTTATTGTAGGCGGGTGCAACCGTGTAACCAGATGAAATTTCTTGCTTCTCGCGTATCCAGTTATCATCCTTAGTGCCACTTGTCGGGGCAAAAGAATTAAGTGATGGATACTTACGCCTGTGCTCATTCATCTCTTCAAGACGGTCATGAGGCACTCGCAAGGGTTTAGACTCAAATGTAGTCTTACGCTTGGGCGGATTGTTCTTCTTATACGCCTTACGCTTACGACCAGAGTAGTCATATCTCAGACTACCGCCCATATTCAGCATACCCATTATAACGACTCCAACAATTCCTCGTTGGTAGTTTCCAGAATAAAGATGCTACCAAAGTACTGATTGAATGTCTTTACCAAATGAGTGTAGTCATCCGACTTCATCTCCGCGAGAATCAACGACTGTGACCTATCGTCAAGGTTGAAGTTCTCATGTTGGCGTAGCAGTTTACTTGCAATTGCCAACAGGTTAAAAGCATTACCATCTGGGCCATCCAAATCAATAATGTTTTGAGTGCGAGTTTGTTTATATCGAATCATACATCATCTCCATATTGTTCTACAATCTTGGGGGTTGCCCAAGCCATCAATGCAAATCCCAAAAAGGCAAATGCAAGTGTTTGATTAATAGTCATAGTGTCCTGCTCTAAACCACCAGCGGCACCTATGACTAAGAAAAATCCTATAAACCATCTTATCATATTTTCACTCCATTACTGTCTATGTTTCCTGTCAAAAACTCTTGTTGCTCTAGGCACTCCCAAAGTAATTTCTGTTCTAGTCTATACGCCTCTTTCTCCCAAGGCTGGTCTGAATACTTTGTCTTTTTGGAAACGGATTTACCTTTCCATCGTGTTTTGCCAGAGTCTTGTTCTACCATCTCAAGTTTTACAAATTGCTTGAGGTGGACAAATTCATGTAATACACACTTGATAAAATCTGTCAAGTTCAAGTCTTTTGATATTTCAATCTGAAATCGTCTGGGCGACTTACCCACAAAATCTATCGGGTCTGAAGAATCATCTGTACAGTACCCAATAGTGCTACCCTCTTTTTGGAAACTCCGAATATGAAGATTGATATCTAACTTCCTTACGCTGGGTAAAAGACGATTCATAGCAAACTGAACCGTCCCCATCGCCAACTGTTTTTGGAATTTATTACCACCTGTCACGCGAAGGCATAATGTCATACCCTACGCTGCCTCCAGCATAGAGTATGGAACAGAAACCGAAGCGATTCGACCTTGCCAAGGCATCTCGACAACAGCCTTCTTGGTATTCATCTTGAGAATCGTACCTTCACGGCGTTTGGTTTTCTGAACAACGACAACCTTTTGACCCACCGAAAAGGTGGCAGTCGCCGATACCGATTTGATGCGTTGAGCATAATGAATAATCATACTCAACTCTTCTTGACTCATCGTCAGCATTTCTTTTTTGATAGTTTCAACTGTCATAACTCTCTCCTTAAGCAGTTAGTTCGTAAGATTTGTTCCACTTTCCAATGTTGATATCATTGTACCAAGCAGTATGGAAGTAGTCGGTCATGATATCGGACTTGTCAAACCATCCAGTACCTTCACCCTTCATCGCTTCCAACAACTCAAGCAGAAACTCCTTAGCAACGCCAGTCCATTGTGACTCGACATGGTAAGGATTAACTTGGTAATGTTCGTTTTGCGCCTTGAAGTTGATAGGCCCAGACTTTAGATTGACAACCAAAGTAGAATGATTGTTAACCGCGATAGTACCTTTCATCTTGTACTTTTTAAGTACCGCTTTGATACCAACCGCAAGTTCCTTTTTCTTTTCTTGGGATACATACGCCATAATTTTTTACCTCTCTCAATTGATTACAGGATCATGATCCCATATATCGGGGCAAATGTCAAGAAAAAGCTGCCTCCGTAAGCCATTGATTTTCCAAAGGAAAGCAAAAAAGTTGAATTTTTTTTCTCAAATATCGAAGATTTTACGCTGAAATCCCTCTGTTAAGTCAATAGTTTGCCACCGAGACCCCGATTCTATCGCAGAAAGCACCTTATCAGCGAGAATTTCGTGGTTCACTGGGGACATATGGTTCTCTCGTGGGTCTACACCCACTGGTGATTGTGCTTGAAAGGCGGGTTGATTGCCAGAGTCTTTTATCTCTCCCTGTGCTACTTCCATGAGCGAACCCTTGTTACTGTATATCAGATTCGCGGGCATGGTCACAGTTCTATTCGCCTTGGAACTATCCTTGAATCCGTCCAGTACCACCAAGGCACGCAAATTGGATATCTCCTTTAAATAAGATAAGGAATAAATCATATGATTGCGTAACGCGGTGTTCAATTTACGAACTGGTCTGTTTGACTCATTAACAGTCAGTGTAGTTGCCCATTCGCGGTGTATCTCAGTCAAACAAACAACCACTACATCTTCTGGTTCCCATAGTGAATAGGTATCACTCAGTCGGACACTGGTTCTTTCTAATGAACTGCCAGGCCATCCATGATTAGTTATCTTGTAATAACCTAGTTTATCTGAAAGAATCTTTGCCCATTGTGAAGGTTCACAGGCGAATGAATCACCATATACCCATAGAGTTTTAAATTCCCACTCAGTAGATAAGTCCATACGCCATACACCATAATTCCAGTAATGCCATATTAATATCGTTGTAAAAATAACCTAGTCCAAAACCTAGTAACATATAGAGACCTATTGCGCTGGCGTTGGATACATCATTGATACGAACATTATTAGGACGAGACCCCAAAACAAACTTTGCACCAATATGTTTACTTGCTTCTGATTTAAGCTCGGTATCTTCTCTTTCAAGGTATTTTTCATCTCTTATTCCGTAGACTCCCATAACTTCCTTTTTAAAAATTGCCTTCCGCTACTTGGAAGACGGTTAAACCTCGTGAACGAAACATGTCCACAACCCTTTGACGGTCATCAAATGCCATAGTAGGATTGTAACCATCATCTATCATACGGTCTAAGAATCGTGACTTTAACTCATCATCTGGTGTATAGTCACTATCAGAACGCATGTATATCTGCTCAAAGTCTATACCGCCATCCCTTATCTGTTGAATGGTAATATCCCTTTGAGACTTATTCCTACCAGTAGATATAAGAATACGATGCCCCTGTGACTGTAACGCATCCGCAATGGCAAAGATATCTTCCTTTCTGGTATCGAATTCAGTATGACTCCGAAACGAATCAAAGTCCTTGGGACGCTGTGCAACGAAATGCCTCCTATGAGTAATATCCATAAGAGTGCCGTCTACATCAAAAATTATATCTGCCATAATTTATATCCCGAAAAAAATTCTGTGGCGGTTTCTGTGGGTGGGCAAAAACTTTTTTTAGTAATGCATATGGGGGGATGCCAGATGCACTTGTAAGGGCGACCACCTCGATCCCAAAGCATAGGCCCGCCTGACCCCTCTGCTGCTGGGTGATGCTCCCCTAACCGTGGGGGAGCGCGTGTGTATTGAGGCACAACCCTGTTAGCGGCCGGGTCTCACCCTTTGACATCCGCCCTGTCCTTTTCATGGTACTGCTTTGTGCATTGCCACTACTGGGGACTCTCCTTTAGTAGTTGTCTCTCCACCTTGTTCATGGCAGCCAGCCCTGCCTGTCATTACCTCATCGGAGCGTGGTCATGCCACCTTTGCGACTCGGCACCGTGATTCATTTCCGACCCCATAGCACTCTTCCTTGAACCTCAACCACGGTGAGATGGTGCGGTTTAACTGGGGTTTAAATTATTGTCACAACACTATATAATCTCCTCATCTCTCAGTATGGTATAATGATCTCACATATGAGACCAGTTGTCAAGTATTATTTTATCTTTTATTTCCCTTATATATCAATCACTTAGCAGCAGCCATATCTCTTCTTAAAGGCGACACCCTATTATACACATTAGATCAGCAGTTGTCAAGCGTTTTCTTCAAAAAAGACGAATTATTTTCACAGCCACTGCCACCACGCATGGCGGAAAGTGCTTGACATTAGTGCCGCTCTGTGGTATGATCTCTGTTTACCGCGTCTGGGAGCGGCAGCGGCGTCTGATTTTTTAGTCGGGCGGCGGCGCTCACTCCTGCCCTCACGCGGATTTAGATTACCACTATTTCCCACTTTTTTCCCTCCACAGTTCAAGTACAGAACTCTCTGACTGGCGTTTACCCTGTCTGCGAATCCCTTTATTAGCAAGTCTTTTGTTCTTTTTCGTTTCATTGCGACTTAGACTGCTCACCGTTCCTTTCTTACCTATAGGGCGCACTATACTTTCCTATCATATACCCTATAATAAAAGCGAACATTATCTGTATAAAGCAACTGGTAATCATGATATACAATACCCAAATAAACACCATGGCATAGCGGGTAGAGGCATTCCTATACCTACCCAATACCCCAATAAAAACCACATTAATGTATTAAGAAATCCACCTGTTTGCCACATAACTTTTCCTCTATAGTTTCACTGCCAGAAGCGTCAATATAGCAACCTGTACTATAATAACGATTAATAATTCGATTCCCAATATAGTGTGATACCATATCCAGCGCGTCTTATAAGCGTTCTCTAATGTTAAATCGTTTGGGTCTGGTTCTCCACTAATGCCTTTATTAGGATTTCCCCATAGCGTTTCTTTAACTCGTTTCCATGCCATATTTTTCCTCTATCACTTTCATTATTCTATTCATCCATTTTGTTTGTACTTTTGTGCTAGGATGATTCTTTAATTCTTCACTTTTTGTGCCACACTCATAATGCGAAAACTCTTGTAATCCACCTTTCTGAATTAAATCGTTTTCATAGAAGTGCCATGTACCCCAATCGATTAGCTCAAACCAGTGTTTTGTGTTGGGATATAATCTATCAATTCTTTTGTTATGCATATCGGATTTCATTTCCTGCTCATTCAGTAATCCTTTATCGCGTAATCTGTTGCTAAATGCTGTTCTCAGTCGCGTATATAACCATCCTGTCGTGCTGACTATATCCTTTTTCCAAAAACTTTCATCACTCTCGAAATCTTTTGCACTTAAATCATGAAAGATACTCTGCCATGTCATGTTTAACAGCGGGATTCTTTTCGCCTGACATAAACTTTGTACAGTAATCATGGCCCTCAGAGTGCTCACATATGCCTCTTCGGGATTGTATATATCACTAAAATAGTTTTTCAATCTAGCGTCCAGCGGCGTTACTTCGTAATTCCAGATGCCATATCCGCCCCCTACTATAAGCCAGTTGGATGTGGAATGTTTCTCGTGTTGTTTATCTGTTAGAATATAGTTGCTGAATCCTATTTTGTCTTTGAATCTTTGCCATATGTCTGTATAGTCTGGGTCATCATATGTGAATAGGAATTCTTTTCTAAAGGGCGAACTCCACATGACAGCGACCATTGTGTTCTCACTCGTTACTTCTGGTTTGCTTAATTCGTAGCATATCCTGTCACAGATAATCTGATTCCCACTCGCCATCTCAGCGGTGTTAATTACATTATCGTATTTCTCAGATAGTTGTTCAGCCCATGCTAGGGTTTCTCGCGTCTTATGTGCCGTGAATGAGCAACCACCTGTAATTAGATTTCTGGATAGACTACCTTTTGCCGCCATGATATTCTGTAGCGTGTCCTTTATCAAGTAAATATTCGTTCAATGATTTATCTGCGTAATTCGTTATGCTCCAAATCTCTCCTAGAATCCTTCCGAATTTGCCCTTGGAATCGTATTTCTTACATACCAATTTAGCATACTCGCCTTCCTTACAGAAATTCTTACAGAAGTCTTTTGCCGCCAGTCCTAGTTTCTTCTCTTCTAAGTCTCGCGTTCTGCTCTCTGGGGCATTGATACCCGCCAGTCTTACTCGCTGGTCATTTAACCATACTCCAAAGCCTAAGTCTATATCGACATCGACTGTATCGCCATCCACCCAGCGTTGTATTACTATGTTATACTCGTACATGTTGTTTTCTCCAATCAAAAATTAAACCGTCATCCTCATCGTGTATGATTTTGTAGACAGTTTTTCCGTTTTCTTTTCCCGCTTTCTCCAGTTTTGGTTTCGGGCCATCCTCAGTAGCAAAAACGAAATGGGCATTGTATAACTCAGTGTGCATCGGCGACACCAGACTGTAATCAATTAATTCGTTTTCCCTCTTCTCCTGTTTCCTTCTCTGAGCAGCAGATATATCCAACATCGCTATCTCAGTTTCCGCCTCCCAATTCCAATTGAACTCGGAAAGCATTTTCTGGTATTGTACTAGACTAGGATTCTTCCGTGGCATCTTCGACCTGTTGCATCCATCGATGTACCCTGTTAAAGTTTTTTCCTAATGTGATGTCTGTCCAATCACTGCCTTGACTTTCATTTAGAAACTCTCTCATCATCAGCATAGTTACCTGTGCTGATGTAGATGTTCCTTTTTTGAATCCTAGCGAATATGCCACATACACTGAAATGCCGAACAAGCCGGCGAGTACTTCCATACCCATGTTAACTCCTCTTTTTAAATGTCTCCACCAGAAAATCCATGTTTTTTGCTACATATTCATCATAGGTGAGCAGCGGTTCGTTATACGCTTCCCTCTCTGAACAATTCTGGTGAAATAACTCGTGGCAAAAAGAATCAAATTCTCTGCCCGAATCGTGGTCAACTTCCTTTAGTAAGCGTGTCATAGATTTGCTCCCAATTCTTGACAATGGTGGCATTTCCTTTGTAATTTAGGTTATGCCCGTGTTCGATTAGAAATCCTTGAAATCCGACTTTCATGCCAACTTCAACATTGACATACTTGTCCTCGACCCAAGGCGCGCCATAGTATTTATGACTCAACTCTTCTAATATCTCATCCTTGTCAGCACCACAATCCAAGTAATAATACTCGATGAATGTGTCCTCTCCAAATAACTTTTTAAGGTTTTGAGTTCTCAACTCTTGTGCGTATGGGTCACTATGTAAACTAGTGACAGCGACAAACTTGTACCCATGTTTTTCAGAAAGTTTCTTCATGTAATACTGGGCGTCCCTCAATGGGGGCAAGAATCCAATAGCAGCAGAACTGTTGAACTGATTAGTCAATCTCTGACCTTCTGCCTGCGTTACTCCAAATCTCTGGGAAACTTTATACTTGAGTTTCCAATCTTCGCCTACTGGGTTCATCCCATTATGCGCCATCCATGTGAAAAATGCAGTCTCCCAATCTAGGCAGACTCCATCACAATCGGTTAGAATTATTTTCTCTGTAAAATTCTTCACTTACCACCCACTCGTTGCATGTTCATACGCTTCTGGGCAATTGTACTCACCACAGTAGCACTGTCCGTTTTCAAAATCGGGTTGGTCTGGGTCAAACTGTTCACAGTAGGCATCCACATGTGCCTGTTGACCTTCATCTAACTGGTCATAGGTAGTGCCTTTGGGGGCACCCATTTTCTCAATAATCTGATTGAGCGTCAAAGTTAATTCTGTTTCAACTAATCCTGTCATATTACACTCCACTTAATTTAATTGCATATTGGTACATAGTCATCGCACCATCATCGGTTTCAAATCCATCCTCACTAGCAAAGTCCATTGAAGAACTTCCCATCACTCTGTCAGCAAGACCGTGTTTTGCGATAATCAAAGCACACTCTTCAAGGTTTTTGCCCACAAGTTTATTCTCATAACTGTCATTCTCAAGAACAAACTCAAGACCACCATTATTTGCACCAACGAAATTTATCTTATTTGTCATATTTTCTCTCACTTTCCTAATTACATGTATATGATCCCATATTTTAGGGCAAAAGTCAAGGAAAATAGCGATAAATCCGCCTCTGTAAGTCATTGATTTAACTGGGAAAAGCAAAAAAATTGATAAAAAAATTCACTCATTTGGTCTATATTTGTCGTAATATCGTCCCCATTGCCACTCATCGGGTATTTCACCGTCAGCGCGTATCAAATGGGACTTGCCAGACGGTTCTACACACCACCTCATTTTAGGGCGTGCAAATGCCTTCTGTCTGATTAGTTCTATGGTATGCGCTTTGTGTGTTCGCCCATACATAGGATTGAATTCACCCTGTCTAGTACCTGTCATAGTCTGCGATATCTTCGCCTTATGCGCCTCTGACAATCCTGTAGAATTGGGGTTACTTTGACCTAGTTTAGCCTGTTTTATGCGTTCTCGACCTTCTGGCGTGTGCCAAGCGGTACGGTCTCTGCACCTATCGACTATTGGTAGGTCTTGGGGGTTTTGTGTAATAACATATTCTCTGACCTTTTCAACGGTAGAGAATTTGATTATCATCTCGCGTGGTTTTGGAACCTCTTGTAGACTATGTTCATCTACAATCCAAAATTCATTCTTCCAACCACCACATTTGAACAAAAAGAATCTACTGGCTCGTTCCATCTTCCCTTAAAAAACTCAACTGATTTTCATCTGCGATATCAAGTGTATCTAGTGCCTCTAGTTTATCCTTGAATTCAGCAATCTTGCCAAGTTCGTCCTCAATCGTTTGCATTATATCTGGATGTTCTGCAACTCCCACGCCTTTTTGCATCAAAACTTGTACATTTATTTTGTGCTTGTTTATCTGACTATCGAAATAGATTTTCAAAGTATGGGTTAATTGTTTGGTCAAATCTGCCATTATACTTCCTTTTTCTTTCTGGTTTTCCTAGTTTTCTTGGGTTTGTTATACTCGGTAATTCCCAAGGGTGCCATGAGTTTTTCTAACTTCGGGTATAGTCCAAGTAGAGCACCATCTTTTACAGATGTTAATATCTTTGCCTCTTCTGGATGTACGCCCTCAAGAATCTGTAACCAATTCATTTCTTGTTTCCAAGTTGGTAGATTCTTCATATTAGAATTTGGGTCTGTAAATTGCTTGATTCTACGCCATTCCATTTGGATAGATGTTGCACCTAATCCATCTGGCGTATCCTCTTCAATTTTAGTGGTTTCGGGCATGCCTTCTGGTAATCCCCATTCTGGTTTCTCCGCACCTACACCAATTCGCACTATCGGAACTAGGCATTGGTTGGTTTGTCCCCATTCTTTTAAACGAGTGACTTGCTCGTCTACGGTTTCGCCTTCAAATACATAGTCGAAACCTTCATTCATTTGTCTAAATTTTCTCATATTTTACCTCATTAAAATTCATCAATTACTTCAATAAGTCTGTCAAGACCAAAGTTCGTAAAGTATTTATACATGTCCTCAGCCGACTTATTGAGCTGTTGAGTGTACTGGAAAACAATCTGTTCCTTGATTTCTGCTGGTGTCTGCGATAAATCAACCATAGTTTTATTTCGTATATAACCAGCAGCCATTTCACCTGTTACCCATTCCTCTGGTTTCTGTGTTTTCCACTCAGCAACCAGTGTTTTTCTGATAGGTCTTTGTCTCCTACCCTCAACGAATGAATCGTCATCACTGTGAATGTTAGGCACTCCATCGCCTTTATCACCTCTAATAATATGTTCCCTCAGTATATGTTCAGCGGGTTCTTTAATCTTGATGAACCGTTTTTTCATTGGTGAGAATTGAACAACATTATCCCATTTCTGTAACTGTTGGAAATCGTGGTCACCAGATACAATAAGAAATGGTCTAGGCGATTCAAATAAACCATCCTGTACCAAATCATTTGACTGACTCCACTCTGCCAGTGTACCAATTACATCATCTGCCTCAGCACCATCCACATCAATAACTGGATACGGCATGTGCTGTTGTAATTCTTGTCTGACTAGTGAAAGACCCTCAAAGATAGATGTCCAATCATATCCACTATCTTCGCGTGTTTTCTTTCTACTTGCCTTGTATTGGGGAAATACTTGTCTTCTCCAATATCGTCTGTTGTCACAAGCAATAACCAAATCACCATACTCCTCACCATACTTTGTTTTATAACTTCGCAAAGTATTGAGTATCATATGGCGAACCAAATCTATATTAATATCGCCATCTTTAGAACCATTGAGTTCCGCCATTAGATTGCCGATACTAATTTGATTATAATCAATCAATATCATCGTCTTGCTCCCCCCATACAAACCCAAGGTCTTTGTAATAGACCCCCTTCTGGCGTTTGATATTGCCTTCTTTGTCGTATGCTGGAACAACACATTCCCAGACTACCTTTTTATTTTGGTCTTCGCCTGCGAAATTAGATAACCATACATTATGTTTCAGATAAGTTTCCATTTGTCTAATGTAACCTTTAACTGATTCAAGTCTAGCAATCGCACCCTTTTGATTCGCCCTTATCTCTTGTTTGATGGACGGTATCATCTCTTTGTTGTATTTAATCCAACCCTTGACCTTGTTATATGATAACCAATCGTCATCGGGTTTCGCTAATACATCTGGATGTACATGCTTCAATTTAGGCGGGTTCTTTTTCAACCTCGCCTCACGCGCTTTCGCTAATCTTTCGACAGCGGCAGCTTTCTGTTCCTCAGTCATAGGTTTTCTACGCCTACGCTTCGGTTTGTCTGGACGAAAATCGTCCTTAGTTATTCTTTTTGCCATTATTGGACTCCTTGTGTATCATAGCTATATATGATAACACAAGTCTAGTCCAAGTGTCAAGCGTTTTTTTACTTAACTGAAGATATATTTGTAATACCATCCATGAGCAGAGTTCTCCACTGCTGTTTTTCGGTATCAAATACTGTCAAGTGAGTTTCCTTCACTGGGGCAGGATTTTTTACCTCTGGAATGATACTAGGCATCAATGTAGCGTGTACATCTCTTGAAGTGCCATCCTTCTTGGTATAACCAATAGTTGCTTGGTGTTCTACCAAAATGTCACTGATTTGTGACCTACTATATTTCACTGCGTTCATAATATATTTCTCCTTTTGATTTCACTGAACATTCTTTCCGCGAATTGCAAATGAGCTGCCTCATCGGGGTGACCATTCGGCATTGACCCTATGTACATATCATTCATGCCTTCGCGTGGGCATTCCATAGTAATTTTACTAAAATACTTTCTATATGAGTGACCATCAAAATTATTTAATGTTGCCACTGTCTTGAATAATTTGTTAAATCTTTTACTCATCTGGGACTTTCTAATATACTCAAACCATGTACTCAAAACCTTCCTGTCTAATTCGTGAAAGTCCGAAATTACCATACCAAACATCTTTGGATTGCTTTCTAACATTAGGAATAACTTATCCTCTTGAGTATGGGCAATTGTCTCTAATTCCTTTTTTAAGAATTGACACATAGTCCAACCTTCTAATGCGTCTATGATAAGATGCGGTACACCATGACATTGAAATACATTGTGTAAGTATAACACATGTCTTAGATAATCAAAATAATTCTGTATCTGCGTATTGAACAACCAATACCCAGCAAGTTCATCTCTCATATTTTCATAGTGAGTTCCCTTCTGCGTTCTCTCCGTAGTCTGATTGCCCACATGATTCTGGAAACTAAACAGATTATTCATCTCGCCTGTATTCCAATGCGAAAATTCTTCGTACCCACCACCTAAATCTTTTTCTGGTGAATATATCCCACCATATGCCCAATTGAAAAAGTTTACATTATCTGTCTCTTGCCATTTAGATATAAAATCGTAACTGATAGGAATCTGAAATCTTGATGGTTCTGTCATTTGTATAACAGCACAGTGTATTTGATTGTCTACAACGAAATCTTGCGTGGTTCTCCATGTTCTCCAATTTGAACCTCCACCCCTCGCTATGTTCACTGGTTCCATATCTAGTTTTTCTGCTAGTTTAGTAGACCACCTGTTAGCGGTGCGGTATTCTATATCAACATCTTGATATTCTCTACCATCATCCCATGTCTGGGTGTACTCGCCTAACTCGGCACCTATTGTAATTGAACACCCATTAGCAAACAATTTGGGCATGGATTTACTCTCCTCAAAATAGTATTTTGTCGAAACTGATTCGTACTGTTCTTCCGGCAGCAGCATAATCTGGTAACACCTCAAATTGGTTATCCATCAAATCATCTATGGATATCATAATATAAAGAGATGGTTCAAGATAAACACCAAACTTAAAATTGACAGTGTTAACATCATCAATAACTCGTCCATCAAAATCGAACCCCTTCTCAAATTCACCTAGATACTCTAAAGCGGTATCCCATTGGATACCAGCAAATGAACCAGATGTCCAGTAACTTACTTTAGTTTTGTATTTAGGTACTCTAATCTTATCTGTTTTTATGTACTCAGTATACACGAAAACAGACCCATTGTCAAGCAGAAATTGGTCTTGATATCTAATTCCGTGTGATGAATATGCACCAGAATTCACATATTGATACCTATTATAGTCAAAATCGATACCTTCCTCAAATTCATAGTAGTAAATGGACACATCCTTGTATCCAAATTCTGTGCCGACACCCTCTTCTGGTTGTAGAGATGGATTTGCTATCACCCATCCATCACCTCTCTGCTCATATAAAGTGGGCAGTCTGTAACTATTTGCGATTGAAAATCTCGCGTCTTCCCACTCCATACCAATTCTAACAATATGTTGTTCAGCAGATGCGCCAGTTCCCTCAAGAAACTTATATCCAATCCCAATGAAGTCATTTGACCATCGGTAATAAGCAGAATAAGAATTCCTAATTTTATTCTCATACTGTTCGTTATCCCATGTGACTCCTACCTCATGACCATAATCTTTATATACAGTGAAATCACCATAAGTTCTATTGGATTGTATTTCATATCCAGTATTATGATACACCTCATTCTCTGTATACCCTAGTGTAAGATATTGTGTTCTTAAAGTAGCGGTATTTTTCTCTCCTCGCGTATTACAATAATCCCACTCTTCCCACTCACTAGGTGGCATCATCATCCAACATGCATCATAATCATACCAATAGTTTACATGTTCAAGGTTTACCCTTACATCCTCATTTCCATATCCAAATTTGACTGTCGTATTTTCATACCAATCTTCTTCGGTGTTATCAGTCATGACTGAACCATTAGAACCCTTGTAGTGAGCAACTTGTACTCCAACTTCTTGAGTTGATGGATACCACTCATAACTAGCAACTATTGACCTTTGGTCTTTCGCACCCTCAACTGTAAGATTTCTTTCAAAGTTATCCTCAATTAAGACTACGCCAGCCATAGAACCACTACCAAATTTGACACTGTTAGGGCCAGTTACAACTTTTATGTTTTGATGTGCTACTAAGTCTGTACCAAAATCGTACCACCCAGAACTGGGGTCATTGACAGGCATACCATTTTTGTATACTGCGGTATGCTTTGTATCAGTGCCACCTAATTGTAAACCATGAAATCCACCTAGTCCACCAGCGACATATCTTTTTGTGTAATCTATACTTTCTAAAAGGTTATTGTCGTATACTGGGTCAGCGTATCCATTATATATTTTGGCACCTACCACTGTAATCTCTTCTATTTCTGCATAGGCGCCGAGACTTAACATCGCCAATGCAACCATCATTATATTTTTCACTTTACTCCGTGTTATTGCGTTTCTTATCAATCAACCATTCCAACTTCTTTTTATCGTTATCAGAAAGGTTGTCCATTCCAGAACTAGTACCATACTTATCCCTAACCCAATCATCCATCTCTGGTAATTCATCGGTAGGCATTCCAGCTGGTTCTTCATCTGGTATAATTTGCTCTTCGACTACTGTTTCATCAACTGTCATTGGTGTTATGAGTTCTCCTTGCCTTTCCTTCCAACTAAGGTTGGCGGCAAGTACTAACACAATCGCCAATGGGTCAAATACAAACACCAGTAATAAAATAAGAAGTGTGACGGCATTATCTACCGCACCAGCACCGCTGTTACCATAGAGCAACTGGGCAACATATTTAATCGGGCCAACTTCTTTTTCTATGTCCCTTACAATAGATTGTTTATCGAACAATTCTACATTGTACTCATCAATCTTTGCATATGCACTATCAATTCTTTCTTGTATAGTGTCAATTTGTTCATCTCTGGATGCTTGGTCATCAGCACCCTGTTCTCGTAATCTGTTTATCTCTCTGTTAGCACCATCAATGGTATCCTGTACAGAAGCCCTGTACTCACCTATTTGGTTACGATACCCAGCAATCTGGGTCTCCGCGTATCCTCTCAGTTCACCCATCTCCAGAGCAATCCTGTCTCTCTCTGTTTTCTGTGACTCTCTTATCTCTATACCCTTCGCTACATTATCTTCTCTACTGAATACACCACCTGTGGTTCCTTGGTCTGTGTATGACTTTACTATATCGTCAAGGGCATCTAACTCTGACTGTTTCTTACTTAAATCTGACTCTAATCCTTCTCGTATCTTTTCAATCTGGTTTTCTGCATATTGTACATCATCTTGTATTCTGTCCCATGCTGTATCTCGTATCTCTTCCTGTTGTTTGATACTCTCTGACACATCCAGACTACCACCAGATTCTATTCTGGTTATCTGGTCTTCTGCTGTGGTGATTCTTAGGTTCTCTCGTTGTATAAGGTCTTGTATTCTTTCCACCTGTGCTACCGCGTCACCTGTAGATGCGGATTGGTCTAGGTGTGCCTTAGATAGGAATCCAAATATACCTATGGATGTAATGACTGATAATATAATCACGGCAGACACCATGTAACTTCGCATCAGCAACGAGGTTTTCTTCCAATACTGATACACCCAAGAGGCAGTTACTAGTTTAGCAATCTCCAACACCACACCCATGGCAAGTATGGACTGCGGTAGTCCACTAAAAATTGCCATCAATCCAACAATCGAGAAGTAAGCGGCGACTGCCGATACTGCGAGTGCTGAAAATAATAATCCTATTAAGTGTCCCATGTGGGCCTCCATTCTACGGGCTCAAACTCTGACAAATAACTCATTCTTAATCTTATATGTATCATGTCATTTAAACAATTTGGGTCTTTGCGTTGTTGCCATTGTAACAGAAATTCCTGTATCTTGGCAGGAGCCCTTTGGTCAAATTCCGCAATAGTCTCTTTCCTCAGTTCACCTTCGTACTCTTTGACTATCTTAGAACTACCATAATATTTTTCATACAACTTCTCAGGCTTGCATGAGTAACCTATGTAATATCTCCCATCTGGAAAGTATGTACAATAAACTCTATGAGTCTTCGGTACTTTCTTTCGGGATGATTTTCGTTTTCTTTTCGTTCCATTCATAACCATCTGGTAATTCCTCAATTTTGGAATTACTATTTATGGTCTTTTCACCACCCCATAATCTCTCCCATGCCTCTTCCTTGGGCACAGTTTTGAGTTTGGGTTTCTTCGCGTTGTAATTTGTTACTTTAGTTTTCTTTGCCATTTTATGCACTAGGTAGGAATATCCATACCTCTCCTGTTATCCACCATATCAAAAATATGAATGGTGATGTTATTATTATGATTCCGATAATTTCTACCAGCAATCGTTTCCAGAAAGGCAAAGTATCTTGCCATTCTCTGTAAGGTTCCATCTTCTCATATAACCATGCACCTATCCTTCCCATTGAAATACCCCCATCCACATGTTTTGTTTTGCCTTTACGAAAAAATCATCTTGTTCAAAAGGAATCAGATGATAAATCCAATGTTGTTGTAATTTCATCGGTGTTGTTTCTATACCCTCAATCCAATTATCTCTAGTAACACTACTGTTTATCTGCATAGGGTGTTTTATTTCTCTATCCGCGTAAGCATTAGCTAATGCATTATGCTCTTCTGGGTTAATTGACCACCCCTTCACATGATTGATAGCGTTAGCAGTTTCCAGTATTAATATCTTTGGTCGAGAATGATTAATAATTAATTCTACTAAATGCCAAGGACTATGCAAATGATATAATAATCCCATGCACACTACAACATCATATGGTTCTGTTGCACCAGAATAAAAATCATTAGCAGTCCCTATAAAATCTGGTTTACCAGTAGGGTCTGGGTCTACTGTGTATATTGACTTTGGATTACATCTACGAATGACATTAGTTATCCTATCATTCAAAGCACCAAGTTCTAATACAGATTGATTTTCTACCCTACCATCAAAAACTTTCTTTTCTAACCAATCTAAATAGTTCATATCTTCCCACGATATCTCCTTTCTACTCCATTGTAAATAAACATTCTCCACCAAGGCATTTGTCTTGGCATTTTCTTCATTGTATATTCCCACAACTGTCCTTCCGCGTCTTGATAAACACAATGGTATCCTCTCCACCTCCTACTGGCAACTGGAATAATTTTGCCTTTAAATCCTTCTAGTATATATCGCTTGAATGAGTAATACCAGCAATTAGAGTATGGTATAAGTGGTAAAATAGGCAACATGACTATCCCCAAAAATATCAACCACGCTGTAACTATTCTCTTCTGCATTACATCATAGCCATACGCCATAGGTTGAATCTCCATGTGTAATTGTCACCATCCTTGGTGTAACTATCCCCCTGCTTTGTATAAAAATAACTTTCTGTTGTGGGTACTGCTCCTCTTTTCGAGTCTAGGTTATCCAGATTAGATAACAACCTACGCGAAAAAGGAATGTCCTGTGAATGTATGACTTCACCTTGAGTCATAAGTGTGGTAAAAATCATCATCAATTGTATCTTCTGTAAATCTGACCATGATGTTGTGCATATGTACAACTCCCCACCCTCATTCAAATACTCTGGTGCTGATTTCATTGCCTTGCATATTAAGTCTGCGCCTGTAGTATCTGCCGTGGGCACTCCTTCTGGGAACCAACCTGTCAACTCTGCAATTCTTCTGTCTACACCAGACACATCACAACAAATCACATCATATTTATCTGTGACATTCTCAAAGATATCACTCTCAAATACCTCTATGTCTACATTATTTCTTTCTGCATTTTTCTTTGTGTATTCTATGTGTTTATCGTACACATCGGTGGCAGTTACAGACTTTGCACCATGTTTAGCAAAGTATACTGATAGTGGGCCGACACCACATCCAAGGTCTAAAACCTTTTTACCTTCCACTGGTACTCGCGGTGCGGTTAGTTCACTAACAGTAGTCGGTCTGAATACTGTCTCATCACACTCTAATTCGTATCCATAAAAATCAACTATCATTGTTTACCCTTAAAATTTATTGAAATCATTTTTGAGTCTGGGTATGAAGTTATATCGAACCCTGTTTTTTCTATGAACTCATCTACTGCTTTTTTGAGTCCTTCCCATTGTGTATGGTTGTAGTCATCAATCACAACTGTTCCCCCATTCTCCATAGTTATACAGAAATGTTGAAGAACATCTCTAGTTTCCTCGTAACTATGTGAACCATCATAGAACACAATGTCTGGGCAAACTACTGGATATTCATAACCCGCTTCCCATTTATCATCAATAAAGGTTATATCCCTATCCAGAATATTTCTATGTATTTCATCGAACTGTTCTTCTGCTGTACTTCTATTTGCATCACGCATTGCCTTGAAATTGTCATCTAGTCCCAACATCTCTATTATTTCATCTGAAGGCCCTATCCAACCCTCACACACATCCATTGTGGTGATATGATGGGGTACACTTTTCAATGCGTCATCAAAAGCAATGGCACTTTTGCCATATAGAGTTCCTATTTCAAATACATCGACATAATCCTTATCAAGAAACTTTGAACAAACCTTCTCTATGGCATTATAGTCACCGTCCATCATCCATCCGCGTATGTTATTATGTTGTGCCATATAACTTACCCTCCTTATTAAATATCTGTTGCATCACTGGTTGTTTATTGTCTGACACTCCACAATTTGACCAACATGCCAGACATGATTTTTCTTTCCAACTGTTATAAATCCAATTGAATGGGTCATCATCCAATATCTCTTTTAATGTTCTTGACTTGAGAGATATATCTTTATCCTTAAATATATCTATGAGTTGAGCTTTGTAATACTGTTGATTCTCTCGCGGATGTTTAGCGATATGCCCAAAATGGCAACATGGATACACTGTACCCCACGATGTAATCTTCAACTCTGTCAAGTCATCTCTTTGGGAAAAACATTTTATCTCTCCCTGTTCATTAGAATAATATGACTCCATGTCATCTCTAATTTCTTCATAGTCTAGGTCTTCTGCCTTCTTACCATGTAAATCTGGATATCCTGTTGATATCTGGTCTTTGCTGGTGGGATATATTGTATATGTGTGATTGCCTTTCTTGTCCTTGACTTTCATATTGTCTTTTTCAAATCCCTTTGGCATTTTAAAATGCACCTCTGAGAATCCCATGTAATTTGCCAAATCTTGTATCGCGTCTATCTGGTGTTTGTTGTGTCTGAATACCAAACACTCCCATGTCGCCTTACCACCAGCATCCAGAAAAGCAAGAACATTTTTCATGACTTTATTCCACCTAACATTTCTCCTGTATATGTGGTTAGTATCCTCAAGTCCATCTATTGAGAATATCATGTTGTTATGTTCCTTCCTAGAAAATAACTGACCAAGTAACCCCCAAAAATCTGGTGTTCTCATACCACCGTTAGTGTTCATCGATAGTTGAGCATCTGGGTTATGTTTGTATATGTGCCTTATGATGTCTGGTAAATCTGGATTAGTACCAGCGTCACCGTAATCACCTGTAAATGCCCATAATTTTATTCTCGACATAAAGTCTGGCGGAAACCATTCTTTGAACTGGTCAATCGTTATATACTGTGGTTCTAGTTGTCTGTTAACTACCTCAGAAAAATCTTCATATCTAGGACACCACGGACAAGCGGCATTACATAGACTAGATAGTTCTATGGTTATAGAGTTAACATCATCATAGTTCCACATCTACATCTTCCTAATACTAACTCCAGATTTCTGTAAGAATTTTACCCCATCTTGGGTTCTGTACTCGTTCTCATAAAAAACTGATACGATACCAGATTGGTATATCAACTTAGAACATTCTAAACATGGCGCGTGTGTGGTATACAATGTAGCACCCTCAGAACTTTCTGAAGACTTTGCCACTTTAGCAATTGCGTTTGTCTCTGCGTGTAATACCTCTGGTTTAGTTTTTAGTTCTATGACATTACCTGTCAATGCACCTCGTTTACTTGGATATTCACAAGTATTATCCCACCCAGAAGGCGTACCATTGTATCCTATAGAGATTATTCTACCTTCCTTCACCAAAATTGCACCAACTTTTAATCGTTTTGCTGGTGACAATCTAGCATATACATTTGCTGTTTGCATATGCGCTTTATCAAACTTATCCATTACCAATCCTCAATTACTTCTTCTTTATCCCAATCCTCTTGTTCTAATTCTTCTTCGAGTTCTAAACTTGCACCACAAAATGTACAATATGCTACGCGATAGTGGGACTCTGACATATCATGTTTTATTCTGTAAACTGCATCACATTTGACACATTCTATTATCTTTGAAGGTTCTGACATTATGCTACAGCTGTTCCCCAAACATCATCCCATTTACCTTGGAGCGCCCCCCTCGCATAGTCTGTTGCTCTATTTTCAAAAAAGTTAGTATGGGTAGGTGCGTTAATCATTTCCTCTACCCATAATAGTGGATTTCTTTTTACCTTGAATATACCCTTCATACCTAAACTAATCAATCTCCTGTCAGCAATGTATCGAATGTATGTTTTAACATCCTCTGGTTTTAGATTTTCCATTGGGCCCATAGCAAATGCAAGGTCAATAAATTTCTCTTCCAATTCTACCATATTCTCAGCGATAGTGTATATTTCTCTCTTGAGAGAATCTTTCCATAGTGTTCTGTTTTCTTCTATGTATGTCCTAAACAACTTAATCATAGACTCAGCGTGCATAGTCTCATCTACAATAGACCATGTAATAATCTGACCCATCCCCTTCATCTTACCATGACGCGGAAAGTTCAACAACATAATGAAAGAACTAAACAACTGCATACCCTCAGTAAATGCACTAAAAGCGGCGATGTTAGTGGCAACACTCTCTGCGGTTCCATTTGCTTTTGATAAGTCCATAAAGTATTCGTGTTTGTCTGCCATCGCCTGATACTCCAAGAACTCACTGTATGTACTCTCGGGCATCCCAAGTGTTTCAATAAGATGTGAGTAGGCGGCAACATGAAGTGCCTCTCTAGCAGCGAAACCAGATAACATCATTCGTATTTCTGGTTGCGGAAAATATGGCAGATAGTTAGTCACATATCCATCTGCCACATCTATGTCACCCTGTGTGAAGAATCGAAATATATTAGTAAGAAATGCTTTCTCTTCTTGTGATAATCGTTCCTTCCAATCTTTTACATCTTCTGCCATCGGTACTTCAGTATGCAACCAATGAGATTGCTCGTGTTTCAACCACGCCTCGTATGCCCAAGGATAGTTAAATGGTTTAAAATATTCTCTTTTACTTGTTAAATCTTGTTTAGGGGTCATTAGTTCTCTCCAATATCTACCTGTCCTATTTCTTTAAATGCCCATTCTCTTTCTTTACACCACCAGCAGTTATTACATCTGCCCCTGTCCAATTCGGTACAACTATGCGTAATGGGCGCAATCTCATTCGCTATACCTAAATCAAATCCTAATTGTATAATCTTGTCTTTTGTCAAGTCAGCGAATGGCTGACTTAAATGAGTATGTTCCTCTGTCTTGACAAATCTATCATTGGGTAGAGGATACCCTTCAGGCATGAGAGACCTTTGATTCGGTGGATACATGTTTACCGCACTAAACAAGTGTTCCGCCAATCCCTCATTCCATATCTCATAACCACCACTTAAAACATAATCAGAGGGATTATCGGATGATATATCACCTACGATGGTTGTTTTCATTAGAGCGTGTCCTAGACGCTCAGAAGACCATTCTAAGACTAGATTAGCGTAATACTCAGCACCATCTAGTTTTGGAACAGTAAAAGGTTCACATTCTTGATTGCGTTCAATACATACGGATTTCACTAGATACCATAGAACGGCACTATCCCATCCACCACTAACTAAAACCGCAATCTTTTTATTTAGTGGTATTTCTTTTTCTACATTATCCTTCACATGCAACACAGTTTTCACCATCAATCATACTCTGAAAATCAATTTCTTTTATCGCTTCTCTTTCAATGCGTTTGGATACCTTGTCTGCCTTTCCTAACTTCTCTGACCTACAATAGTACAAAGTTTTCATACCTTGTTTCCACGCGAGATAGTGTATTGCATGTAAATACTTTATGTTGACATCTGGTCTAAAAAATAGATTAACAGATTGTCCTTGGTCTATCCATTCTTGTCTGGTGGATGCATGTTCGACTACCCATCTCTGGTCAATCTCCATAGCAGTCTTATAAATTTCTTTCTCTTTCTCATCCAGACATGATACATGTTGTACTGACCCATCGTTGGCAATTATCGATGACCAAATTTTGTCATAATCCAACCTTTTATTCTTCTCGCATTTATCTTTAATGACAACATCCAGATGCTTATTCTTATTGAGATAAGCCCCAGATAATGTGTCTTGCCTGTAAGCGTTAGCGCGATACGGTTCAATACTCGGCGAAGTGTTTCCCATAATAATACTACTGGAAGCATTAGGAGCAACAGCCATAACATGACTAAATCTTCTTCCTGTGCCTCTCGCATCAATAGCTTCGCCTCTCTCCCTACCAAGTTCCAAGTTTGCTTCATCTAATTTCCCCCTTATCAATTTGAACATTCTTATATTAGTGGATTTTGCCATGAATCCTTCAAATGGTATGTTGTTCTTTTGTAAATATGCATGGAATCCCAATGCACCAACACCAATACTTCTTTCCTGTTTCGCTGAGTAAACTGCCCGCGATACTGTCTCTGGTGCGTTATCAATAAAATACTGTAACACATTGTCTAACATCTCTGCCACATCTTTTAAGAATGTGGTACTCTTTGACCATGCATCATAGTGTTCTAGGTTAACAGACGAAAGACAACATACAGCAGTCCTCTTTTCATTTGTCGGTAGGATAATTTCAGAACAAAGATTAGACTGACTAATTTTTAATCCTTTATCTTTTAACCACTCTGGCATTTCTCTGTTACTAGTGTCAACAAAATGTAAATATGGTTCCCCTGTCTCCATACGCATTTCAAGTATCTTCTGCCATAGATGTTTAGCAGATACAGTCTCGCGTACTTCTCCTGTATGTGGGTCTGTTAGATTCCACCTGTCATCAGCATCTGGGTCTGACATGCACCTTTCAATCATCTCCATAAACCTATCACTGATATTAATACCGTGATGTAAGTTTAGACATCTGAGGTTTTGGTCTCCTGTTGGTTTACGCATTTCGAGAAACATTGTAATATCGGGGTGACTAATGTCGAGGTAGGCAGCATATGACCCTCGGCGGGTACGCCCCTGTCTATATGCCAGACTACTTGAGTCGTAGGTTTTGAGATGTGGCAAGACGCCAGTAGACTTATCATCGCTAGCTCGGATACCAAACCCAATACCAACACCGCCCCCAAGCATACTAAGCCAATTTGTTTCCGATAAATTTTCAACTAATCCCTCCGCTGTATCGTTTATGTAATTTAAAAAACATGAAATAGGCAGACCCTTTTTAGACCTACCAAATGATAGAATAGGTGTAGAGTAAGACAACCAGTGTTTACTAGCGTAATCATACAACCGTTGAGCATGTTCATCGCTAGATGCAAACTGTTTACTTACAAAAGCAAACCTCTCCTGTGGACTTTCTTCGTCCTCTTTCATGTAACTTTCTTGCAGGCGTTGTATTCCCAACTTATCAAATAGTTGGTCTCTGTCCCTGTCTATCTTAATTCCTAAATAATCCTCTGTCGCCATTATAGTTCCTCTTTCCATCGATGCACCATCGATTGATGAAAATACAAGCCTGGGTGCATTAAGTCCCTTGCTAATGCATATTTTGTATCTTTATTTGCTTCCCAATCACGAAAACCTATTTCGTTTCTTTCTTTTGCAGTTATTAATTTAAACTCAACACCTTCCATCCTACACAATTCTTTGATGGCCATTAAATTCTTTCTTCTGTTTAAATACCTTTCTGTCTTACTAAGACATACCTCTTGTTGCCACTCCAAATCAGACCAGAATCCAATGCAAGTATTCCATTCCTCATTGTTCTCATCAATGTACCAAGTTTCCCTAGCAAGTGTACTATTCTCTAACATAAGAACTGCTTTAGGTTTGATTACTGGTAACCAAGTTAAAAGAGTTCTAAATGCGGTATCTAGTCCAGTAGTACATAATCCTAGATTCCATACCTTCTCACCAATGTCTTTCTCCAGCAAGTTTGTCCATGACATCTCTGCTGGTAATCCTGTACCATATGTAAAACACTCACCAATACCAACATAAGAATTTCTATCTTCATAGAATTCATCACACCTGTATCCATGTGAGTTCAAATCATAGTAAACTTTATGTTCATCCCAACCATACTTTTCAATCTGTTCTTTTTGATTGATAGAGTTTGATTCAAATGCCTCTTTACTATCAGTGGAACTCCATTCCACGCGACATGGTTCATCAAGTCTCCTATTCCAAGGAAAGGCATAGGGAATTCTCTCCCTTACCTTTTCTATCTCGGAACTCTCGTCTTCTGCCTTTGCCAGTGTAATTGCAAGGTCTTCTGAAGTTACCTTATCAGTCCATTGCATTGTTTACCGCCTTTGTTACATCTGGGAAATGTGTTTCAATAATATCCCAACACATTTTCGCAATCAAACTATGTTCTTTTTGCGTCCCATTTGCCATCCGCAACTGACAATAGTGAATCCAAGAGCGCAGTGTACCAGCCATGTATATGGTGGTCATAGTATTACCTTCTGGTAACACCGCTCTTGCTTGCTCTTTTGCAATACCATTATCTAGGGCCCACTCGTAAGCCTTTTTTGCTTGATTGATTACCTTTCTCTGTTCCATGTTCCACCGTTCACGCATTTGTGCAGCTTCTATACTAGCACCCATCTCCAAAGAGTTTTGTCGATTAGATTCGTCCTGTAATCTAGCTTCTCGATTTTCAAAATCTTCTGAGACAGCATATCTCTGACTAAACTCTTGAAAAGCAAAACTACGATGTCTTAGTATTTGTCTACCAATATCGCGTGTCGTTTTAATTTCCATCGTCACAGATACAATTTCAAATGGTGACCAATGTTCATGCTTAATAAGATAAGCTAATAACTTTGGTGCGGTTTTACTATTCGCCTGATTCTCTGGGTTACTCACCCTAGCTGCATATGCAATTAATTCATTTGCGCTATGACAACCAGTTGCTGCTGAAGGTTGGGTCAACCCAACTAAACTCACTTGTGTTTCCATACATTATTTTCCTAGTTTGTGGTCTTTGCCTTCGACTGCTGACACGAGGTCTGCAATCATGTTTGCTTTGGTTTTTCTGCGGTCAAGTTTAATACCTTTAGACTCTCCAAGTTCATCGAGTTTTTGCTTAGTTAATTTTTGCAAATTCTCAACATTTATAGAAATACCTTTTTGATTCAAAGTTTCAACATCGCCTTTCAAAGATTTCGCATCTTCTTCGACAATTTTCTTCACATCAAATTTTTCTTCTACATCTTTTTTCTTAGAGAAAAAACCAGCAACAATAGCAAGCACAACTAGTACACCTAGAACTATTAGTCCTTCAGTTTGACTTAATTGATTTTCCATAGTTTGCTCCTAACATTTTTTCCATTGATTTAACAAAAACTTGGCACTCAGTCCACTATGTGTATTACAAGTAATAACATCGCTCACATCAATACCATCGTTCACCATATCATTTATATCTTTCTGAGTCAATGGACTAGGCCATATGACAACATTATAATCCATCTCGACATACTTCTCAACCAGCTTTACAACTTCTTTGTTACGCGGTTGATTGTCGAATATGATTGTAATCTTATCACGGTCTATACCCAATTCTTCAATCTTGTTGAAGGCAGTACCAGAACAGGCAATACTGTTTTCTAAAAACAGACTGTCTATCGGGCCTTCAACAACAGATATAGGTTTAGACATATCAACCTTGTCTAAACCGAACACTGTAGGTGCATCCTCTTTAACTTTTACAAGAATATACCTTAGTGTTTCCCCCCTCATAGCCCTCAAAGACACCGACATCAATTGCCCATTTTGGTCAAAGAAGGGGATAACCAATCTGGGTTCTTCAGTAACTATTGATTCCGTGTATTTGTCATTGAGTTGGACTATATTTTTTATGTTGTCAATATAGTAAAGTCGATCCCATTTATCATTTGGGATATTTCTACTTTGCACATATTGAACTGCCTCGTGGTCGTATGGAAGAGTATCCAATCTATCCACAAGTTTATCAAATAAACTAAATTTTGGTGTGAACTTAGGCGGTTCTACTGGTTTATCATCGAACAATTTATGTCCGTTTGGAGTCCAGTTTGCACCCTTTGGTTCCCAATTTTTGTTCTCATTCTCACCAAACTTTTCAAGACAATATTCTTTATGAGTAGTGGGTGCGAGTTCCTTGAGAACTGTATTCATGCTAGCACCAAAACCACAGTTGTGGCATTTGTATATCATGTTATTGTCTTTACGGAAAAAGTACCCACGCATTTTATTGAGATTTTTACGCGAGTCGCCACAGAACGGGCATCTTACATTCCAAAGATAATCATTCTTCTTCTTGAATTTCTCAAAATGATGAGATATCAAGTTGATATATTTCACATCTACATAAAGCATAGGTCACATTATACACATAAGTGCATTAAAAGTCAAGCGAATTCTTTAAATTTTTTTAACCGTGGGGGCCTGGTCTTGACATTAGGTCATCAAAAACTAGGTCTATTAAGATGTCTCTTTTAGCATCCATATCTTTAGGAAGAACTCTCTTCCCTCTGTTAAATAAATTTTTCTTGACATCATTATCTGACATATTAGCGACAGTATCTATCGCATCGTCAGCTATTCTATCGTTTACCCAATGACTCATATTATTCTCCTTATTCTCTTATTCACGAGATCATGATCTCATATTTAAGAGCAAATGTCAAGAGAAAATTAGCGATAAAGCTTCTGCATTTCCTATTAAGAATCCTAAAATAGCGGCAGCACCCATCATCATCCACTGTCTTTTTTCGAGGGCCCTTATTCTATCGTCATGGTGATTCGCGTGCTCAGTTATTTGAGCAGTTAGTTCCTTTAAAGTGTCTTGTACAGCGGCGGTATTATCTTTCAGTTCTTTTGATAATTCCCTGTTAGTGGTAGATATACGCGAATGTAATTGTTCATACTTCTCTTCAAAAGTATCATATGTTCTTTCTAAGTCTACCTCAGCGGCAGTAATTCTTTGTTCATGCACCGCAAGAACCTCCTTAATCGAGGTATTTAACTCTGTAATCTTTTCTATGGATACATCAAGTCTATCAAACAGTCCCCCCATCTGTCTGATATCGTTCTCCATAAGAGCTATTTTTGTGTCTAAATTAGTTTGATTTGCCATTTACTTGCCTCTTTTTCTTCCTTCTTTGAAGAGGCATGAGACTAGGATTTCTGCCTGGCTCGCCTTGCGCCCCAGTTCCTATTCCAGCAATTGCGCCACCACCCATCGGGCCTGCTACATTTGCAATCTCCTCATCCAAAGCAAAATAGGTGAACGGAGTTCTCCCCATTTCGAGCATTTTTGATTCTTTGATTACATTTTCATCCTCTGAATATAAATCAAGCAATGCCTCAAATTCACCATCTTCCATCTCTTCTACATTATCTTTCGATTCGCGTAGAAGTGCAATAGCGGCCGCAAATGTGAGAAGTCGTTTCGCAGTTCTGTCAGGCGACTTCATTAATGCTCGCTTAATTTTAAAAGCGAGTTTGTCCAGTAATGTGTAGGCATCCAATTCTTGAGAACCAGATGGTTCTTTTATCTTGTTACCGTCTGCATCGACAATTCCCATCTGATACGCTGGATGTTTCTTAATAGGCTGTGCGAACATCCTCAGTATCCTGTATGCGATTAAACTGTCAACAACTCTGGACATTTAAATTTTCCTTAAAATCTGAATCACTTTCATGTCTAGTTGGATATCATCTCCCCTAACACCACCAGTGATTATTTGTTCCATTGGCATCCTGTTCAAGAATACCAAAAAAGTTTTTAGTATAGACCAATGTTCTTTGTCTATCTTATAGAACAACAAAGGCGTTGCAGCCTTGTCAAAAACATTGTATAATACGATAAGATGATTTAAGATGAGTCGGTCATTCAAGACTTCTGTTCTTTCATACCTACGGAAAAGTCTCTTCAAGTACTTGAACCGTTTTACATCCTCTTCAAAATCATCCATTCCAGAACACTCTGGACTATTATAATTTTTCAATGCGTATACTAAATAATTCTCTTCATTCAATTCAATCATTCATAAAATCTTTTTATTATCTAATTGGCGACTGTAGCAGTTCCCCCTATCATCCACCATTTACTATTAGTATATATGAGGGTTGCCGTATCACCAGCATTATTGAATGTAATGGTATCATGACCTAAGTCTGAATCGTCTAGTGTCAGTGTTACCGCACTAGAATTGCCATCCATAACAATAATTTTCAATTGACCTTCTGTACCAGCACCAATGGTTAGTGTACCACCTGTGCCTGGATTGGTAAGTCTAGTCACATTCGTTGCGACTGAGACTACGCCTGGCCCTGTTACTGTATCCGCGTCTGCGATTGATACCTTATCTGAAAAAGATACAGGTGTCGCCACATCAGCGAATAGATTTGCAGCTGTCACACCTTTACTAGTAGAACTTTGTACTAGATAAAAGGTATCTGCGGCTGCTACAGATGTAGCAGCCGTTAATTCTGAAAGTTTACTATCAGCCATTAGTTACACTCTGGGCATGTACATGTACAACACTTGCAACATTTACACATGCTTTATCTCCTTATGCAGTTGCGGTTAGTGTTCCACCAGCGGTTGCTTGTGCAGATGAGATTGCTCTCTCCGCATTTCCACCACCGATTGCGTCTACCATTGTAGAACCGTTGAGGTCAATCGATTGAGCTGCGAATGAAAGTACATCGTCTGCAACAATTGTTGAGCCACCAGCACCTATCGTAGCACTAAATGTAAGTTTTTCACCAGTAAACGGTAAACTTCCATCCATTGTTAATGTAACACTAGATGCTGAACCGCCACCTGCTTGGTTGTTCGCTACATACATTAGAGGTGAAGCACCAGCGACTGTGATTTCCTCATTATAGTGAACATTAATTTTAAGTGTTCCACCATCGGATACATCAAAAGCTGTGCTTTCCCAATCTACAGCATCAATAGTTGCTTGTCCTAGTGAAGTCGCAAGTGAACCAAGTGCAACTAAAACTTCTGGAGTGGCACTTGTATTGCCATTTCCTGTCATAGTTGACCCAGCTTTTACAACCCAACCACTAGAGTTAGCAAAGACATCTTCTTTTTGGTCTGCTGTTAACCACTTTGGTTTTGATTCGTCTGAATCAGTTGCTCCCCATCCACTCATTTTTTCTCTCCTATGTGTTTTTGGTTATTAAAACTATTTTGCATGATCCATGAAGTTCTTATGACTTGCGTGGGCATGCGATTGCATTTTTTCTTTATCAGCGGGTTTGCCACTCATGTATTTATTCAAGAATTTAGCGGCGTGTGCCTTGGAAACTGTGTGATGTTTCCCATCTTTAAATTGCACTTTCTTACCTACTGAAATAGCTTTCCTCATTTGAGGTACGATATGTTCGATTTCTTTGGCGTTCTTCGCGTCTGATACTTTAGGTGCATCCTTCTTAGTAGGTGCAAGTCCTTTCTTATCATCTTTCGCGTAATCCCTAGCAGCATCTCTAAATGCTTTGTTTTCGTTTACTGCATCGTGAGCGCCATCTACTTTGTTAAAGAATTTCTTCTTCTCTTCTGGTGACATACCAGCAAGAGTTTTACCTGTCTTCTTCAACATAGAATTAAACTTTTCTTTATAAGACATCTCAATAATTTGATTGAAATCTTCTACACCATCAAACAAGTCTAACCACTCATCTTTCATGTTCTCTTCGTTTGCTTTTCTTAATGCTTTAGAAGCAACAGGATGGTCGGATAAACCTTTCTTGATTTTCTCCATTGCCTTAGCAGCACCTGTCATGTTACCACCTTTGTATCTCTTATCAAATGCGATACCTTTCGCCTGTCTAAGTTCCTTGTCGGTGTAGTTGTTCTTTGTAGGGGACTGATATGCTTCCCACATCTCATAGTCCATCGCATCTAACTCTGGTAGTCCTTCTAGTTCTTCCTTGAGTTTAGCGTTTGCTTTATCAACTGCCTTGTTCATTTGTTTTGCGATTGAACTCAACTGGCGTTCATTGGCTTTTGACGCCCCATCGGGTGCCTTCTGACCCACTTTGAGACTATCTTTCTTTTTCTTATCCGCGTGTGCCTGATAGATATCAAGAGTATTTTTAGCAACACCCTCGTCTAAGCCTGGGTCAGTCTCTTTTTCTTCTTTACTCTTTTTATCAGAAAGTCTCTTAGCTTTTTTCTCTGCCTTGAGTCTTTCCTCTTCGGACTGCCTAGTAGCCATGTCTTTAAATTTTCCTTCAGCCATGGCTTTTGCTTGAGCGAAAGGATTTTTTGTCCAATCAATATCCATTTTTTCTTCCCCTTGATTAACTTCATCCGTCATGTAACCTTTCATAGGCCCTTTCTGGATGGTGTTCTTTTTGATTATATTTGATAACTTGTCGCGTTTCTCTGCACTCTTTTTCTTTGCTCTTTCTTTAGCAGCAGAGGCGTCTTTATTTGAAATTCTGAATCCACCAGTATCGTGTGATGCCTTATCACTTGACATTGCACCATACTCGTCTAGTTGTTCTTCTTTTTGCAATGTACTTCTAGCTTGTCTAACACCCTTTCTTCTTTTATCTGCATCAGATTTATGTTTTAAATCCATAATGCTTTTATATGACTGGTCATGACCTGGCTTATCGCTCTTCTGAATCTCATCTCTCTCTTTTTCCGACTTTGTGATTTCTTTGTTAGCTTTCTTAATGTAATTGAGTTTCATCTTATCAGATATTTCATCTAATTCTTCGCTTTCTTGTACACCTTTAGGTCTTGATTTATTCTTTGCCTTCATGCGGTCTTTTATCGCTTTGGTTTCTTCAGCAGACTTTTCTTTGGGACGCATAAATTCTGACCTTTCAGCTTTTGTAAAAGGTCTAGGCCAATCTTTATCTTCTTCAATCGCCATCCTCATTGCGACTTGTTCTTCTTTGAATACACTCTTGTGTACATCAGCGGCATCTTTCTTGTCTCCGCCATGATGGTGCGTTAGATATTTTTTGAGGTTCTTGCGTGACCCTGTAGCATTGACTGTAGTAGAACCAGTTCTTTTTAATGTGATACCATGTTTTTTAGCAGCATCGTCCTTCTCACCACTATGGTCAATATCCACAGTCATCTTCTCTTCAAGGTCATCAAATTCTTCTGTCTGATATCTGTTCTTTTGTACAGAAGTTCTTGCTCTATTGAATACAGTATCGTCACCTAATACGATGAACATCATACCGTTTAGTAGTGTATTAACCGCGTTTCTTTCATTCGGTGCAGGCACTTTACCTTGGTTGAATTTCTCTAAACCGCGTTTTAGTATAGGTAATTGAGAGGCAGGCATTAATCCCTGTCTCACGAGCATGTCAAGTCTCCTTGTCAAGTCCGCTTCTAATAGGGTACTTTGCCCTTCTGTAAGGACTTCCCTAATTATTCTGTCTAATCTGCTGGACATTTGGTATCTCCAATATAAATTTGTTTATTGGTATTATTTATAAAGTTCAAGTGCTAGGGGCCCAACAATCACATGAACATAATTTAAATTAGGTAATCTATAGTATGTGAAGTAGTCACAGACTGTTTATTACCATACATATCGTAAATAGTAGTATTGTATATATCTTGTTTTACCATGACCTGTCCCTCACCACCGTTGTACACCTTGGTAACAACTTGTTTATCACTCCACGAATGAGTAGAACTCGCTGTGGGTATAGTTGGTGTAATGTGTGAGACTGTACCTTCCATTAGTATACCTTTTTAATGTCATACCCTACAGGATTTACTACTCTTATTTCATGTAGTACACCCTCTGTATCAACAAACTTAAAATGTTTTTCAGATATCTTCTTCAAAGCTTTTGCCCTATATGTTTTTGGTTTCAAACTTTCGACTCTGGTTCCGTCTGCTAATACTCTTGTCTCAGCGGGATAGAAAATTGTTATCTCCCACTCTTCGTAAAGTAACCGCTTTAACCACTCAATCATACTAATCCTCTACTTTGGAACCGGCCCTCCATTGCTTACAACTCCAGTATCTTGCTTTCCAGCGAGGGCCTGGATTGTCGCAATTGTGCCTTGCACGAAATGACTTTCTGCGTTCTGGGTCATCTCGTTTGATTTCCATATTCGGGTCTCCAAACGATACTTTGACAACATTGCCTTTATCGTTCTTGACATGTACATAAAATTTCTTACTGCCGCCTCTCTGGACTTTACCTAATTTGACTTTCTTCTTTTCACCCTCTTCTGTAATGATAGTGATTTCTTCGCCAGTCTCTTCAGATAAAGATTCAGATACAGTCTTCCATCCACCACCAGCTTTCTTGTACTGTTTCGCAGCCCATCCATTCGCGTATGCTGAAGGATAGACATCGAACTTCGCCTTTGCCTGTGATTTAAATTTAGACCATAACTTTGGATTGGTCGGTACATTTTTTTCTAATAATTGTTTGAATGTAATCATTTCGTTTTCTTCGCCGCCTTTGGTTTACTTGCTAATTTTGGTTTAGCAAATGTTTTCTTACTTGCCTTAAACTTTTTACCCTTCTGTTTTGAAGCAGAAGCCAATGCTTTCTTTGGATTATACTTCTTCGCCTTCTGGGATTTCTGTCTTGAACCAGATTTCAATCTTTTCATTTCGTTCTTACGAACAATAGGTATCATTCTCTGAGCAATCCTAGATACTAATCCAGAAAATCTCATAACCATACCTTCAATACGAGCCTTCTCAGCGGGTGGCAATGAACCCAAATCCCTACCTCTCGCAATCCTGTTCTTGAGCATATTCCTCGCACCACGAGTAGCACGCCTCTTCAACCTAGTTGGGTCAGCTGCCCTCCTCGCGGCTCTCATTCGAGCAACTTTAAGTTTTTGTCTATTTCTTCTAGCAGCAAATCGTCTTTTCATTCTACCTTGAATGGATAGAACTTCAGTTATTTGTACTTCATCGTGCCAGTCTACATCTTGGTCAAATGCCTCAAAATCTTCTAATTCGTCTTGGTCATACATTCCCAGACCCATCATATCTTCAAAAGATAATTCATCAACTTCGTGTTCAAGTGCTTCTATTTCTGGTTCTGTGAATATCGCAGTCCAATCGTTATCAATAGTATCAAGGGTAATAATTCCCTCAAAGTCATCTTGAGTCCCATCTACATCTTTGTGTATTTGGTCGTGGGTTGCAGATGCTATTGATTTTAATTCTTCTTTATCTCCTTCTTCACATACTGCCTTGTAGTGTTTGAGATTTCCATTTGACCTGTTCTTTTTAGTAGTTTTACCAGGCTCGCCAGGCGTCAGCGCTTTCATATATTCTGTGCCGTCTGGTCTACCCCATTCATATCTACTAATTTTTACATCTTCCTTCACATCGGTTTTAACCATAATTGGTTTTCCACCTTTACCCTTCCTATCTGCAACTGGGTCTTCTCTGCGTTTCCTTCTGGCAGATGTCGCCCTGTCCTTTTTAGACATGCTGTGTGCCTTGTCTCTAGGCATACACTTTGGTTTACCCTCGCCAGGCTCTCTTGCACAATCTCCCTTGATTTCACCATCTGTGCCTACGCGAATCCAATCCCCCTTCTTACCTTTACCAAACCACTTTCTTAAATCTTCTTTTATTTCTGGTTTCTCGTGGACATACCCCTTCTTATCTAAAGCGACATGTTGCATGTAAGTATTCGCCTTAACACCTTTACCAGTTTTAGGGTCATACATCATATGTGGTTTGAAATCTTTTTCGTCCTTGCACTCAGTAGCAAGTTTAGCGGCAATCGCCATCTCTCTGCGTTTCTTTTTGGATTTGCCTTTGAACTGAGGTGCATCACTCTTGTAAAAATCTTTAATGACATCACCCATGTCCATTTTGTCTATATCTTCTCTGGGGCCATATCCTTTCGGTGTCACATCTTTTACTGTAAACTTGACTTTTGGTTGTTTCTTATCTGCTTTCCAATCACCAGATTTCCAAGAACCCTTCTTAACATTTCCGTCCTTGTCAAAATGTCTCTTGAGATGTGGTGGTAATTCTGCTTCTTTGATATTGCGTTGTTGTTTCTGGTCTTTAATCCACGCCTTGGCAAGTCTATGTTGTGGTGGTCTCTTTGACCAAGACATAATACTTCTATATACAGACAACGAACCTTTTTTATAGTCGGCACCATCTGAATTGTCTACAATGAAAAAATTCTGTTTGAAGAGGTTTGAAAATCTACCAATGTTTTTTTGTACTGATTGCCACATTGGACTGATTTTATCTGCACCCAATGTTCTAGTTCTTTGTTTGTCTCTACTGACAGCAGTATCTAGGTCTGTATTAACCATTATCATGGCAGTTTCATACCCTAGTTTTTCTAGTTCTTTTTTCTGTTTTGATATTTTGTCATACTCTCTACCAGTACCGTCAATAACTAATCCAAGTCTTCCGTCAAGATAACTATCTTGTCTTTTTTGTGTTAAAAACTTAGCGCGGTCTCTGAGAGATTGACCTTTTGTTGAAAATATGTCCGCTGCTTTCATAGATAAACCAGCGTTTTTTAGTGCGATTTCAAATTGTTGGTCAGAGTTGACTATCTTGAAACCTAGTGAGTTTAGACCTGTTTGTCCAACCATGAAAGACTTACCAGACCCAGGCCCGCCGGCAAGGAAAACTGCTTTGAAGATAGCAGGGTCATTAACTCCCTCTTCAAGCTCAGGTATGTCTACAAAGTCTGCAAAGGTCTTTTCCATAGTATGACTATTTATAAAGATTGTATCTGTGGCGCAAGACTTTGAACCACCGCACCAGCGAATACTTTTAACTTAATGTCATCTATATCCGACTCTATTGCTTTGATGTCTTTAAAGTCTTTTACTAATTCATTGTACTCAGAAAAACTTAACATACCAGAATCTAATAATTCATTTAACTCTGAAAGTTTTTTCTTATAATGTTCTATGAGAGTTTTCTCATCCATTTTCACTCCTTAATTATAATGGTGAGAGATTCCTTTTCCTGTGTCCATTCCACGCAATAAATCCCGCCAGTCGCAATGACCAATAGGAAAGTATATTGAATAGATAGAACCCATTTACATTGATATTAATATCTTTGAAAACCTCATCCATCCACTTTTGGTCTTTCGTTCCTATGGTGTCCTTTTTACCTTTCAGTAGTAAGGTTTCATACTTATATCCATAATCATGAACCAAACCACCGACTAGCATTATACCTACTGGAGAGAAAAATGTTCTCAAAAATTTAGGAATACTAGCACCATCAAACTGGAATCCTTTCGGAATCACATACTCAACATCATCTATTGTGTAGTGCCAATCTTTGGTTACTTCCCAATTTCTAGTAGATAAAAACCAGTGAAACACTGACCTCCAAAATCCTTTACCTTTTGTTTCTATAACAATCGGTCTTAGATTAGGCATCTCCTTCATAGAAAATGTCAAATCCGTTTTCTCTCTCATATCTAATTTGTCAATCACCCAACCAACTAAAAGTATAATTATTAAAACTGTCCACATCCAAAAAGTCATAGCCAAATCTAGCAATACTGCCATTCCATATCCTTCCCTGTTATGTTAAATAGATTCCAACTTGGACATCAATCTCTCTGCCCTGTTAGTAACTTGTTTATACCATCGACTATCGCGTCCTTCGATAGCAGCTTGTTTCCAATTTTGTTGTTCTAATGCTTTATGCATGTTTTTGAATTTACCAAGTCTAGTCATACCCATATTAAATATCATATTAATACAGATATTTTGGACTTCCTCTGGCCACTCACAAAATCCAGACCAGCCGTATAGATTAACGGCGTCTCGGCAGGCAATTCCGATATCTTGTTTGAAGAGTTCGATGACTCTTTCTTCTGAGACTTCATCTCCGACTTCGTATTCTGCTTCTTCGTCCTCTTCTTTAATGAGATGGCCGATTCCACAGGTGGGATACCCAAGGTGGTCAAGATAGACTTCATATTTTACTCCTTCATCCTCTTTTAGTTGTTCAAGAAGTTCTTCTCTATCTGATACTTCTTCATAGTATTCATCTGGTAAATCTTCTGGAGCTCCAATGCCTGGCCCACTTACCTTTTCACCATACAGACCCCATTTTCCATTTGGGAAATCATTGTCTGGATGTCCGTGGGGGGCAGAAAATTTATCAAACTCCAATCCGTTTTCGGGTAGTAATCCCTCTAAAAATTTTGACATTATTTTATCCTCTTAAAAATTGTGAAAAAGTGTTGTAGGTTTCCTCTTTTAACTCCATTCCCTTTTTCACATCTTTAAATAAAGCTTGAGACCCACTATACCCAGCAGGCAACCCTCTTTTGAATGAGTTAAAATCATTGTTCTTGACAAATAATCTCATCTTACTAGCACTTATACCAGTTACGCCTTCCGCGTCTGGGTCTCTTGCACCAGCAGAGATAACATCTATTTCATCAAATTTAAAATCTTTACCGTTGTATCTATCCAGTATTCTTTGGAATTCTTGAACCCTATCTGAACCAGCAACCATAATAACCTTATCGTACTTTCCTGTAATTAAACCTAACTGTTTTATAAAGTTTGGGTTGACTCTATCAGATGCCTTAAATTTAGTTTGTGGAAACATCCTTTTAAGGTGAGCAACTTTTTTCTGTGGGGTTAATGGGTTCTTATGTTTATCTTGACTATGACTAACCACAATAAGATGGTCTGCCCTTTCTCTTTGAGCAAGTTGTTTTACTTTCTGGATAAGTTTTCCGTGTCCCGCCGTGGGTGGGTTCATCCTACCAAATGCATATACTAATGTTTTCATCTATCCCACGCCTTAATTGCTGTAAAATTATTATAACTGAATTCCATTCTGTCTACTAGTTTGACCGCGTTACCAGAAACCCTATCTATAGCAACATATCCTTCTGGATTTGTAACTTTAAATCCCTGTTTGGTTCTAACAAAGGTATCCATTAACTGTTTTACTCTATTCAATTTACTAACGATTATCATTTTCGCCTCTACCATAGAGTTCTGAAAATTGATGACATTTGTAAGAAGAGCATTATACTTGGATAATTCTCTTAGAGTTTCAGTCTTTCTTTTTTCTAGTTGACTCTTAGATTTCTCCGTCTTTAACTTATTTATCTCTGAATCAAATTTGTCTTCTACCCATTTTGCATATCCAGACACATGTCCAGCGACATTTGATATCTTTGCACCAACTTTTACTTTTGAATTGTTATAGGTTTTGATATTGGCGCCAACCATTTTGCCCGTAAACCCATTTTGAAATTTTAAGAAACTGCTCAATTGTGCTGAATTTATTTTCTGGAATATCCTACCACATTGTGATAACTTCGTGGTTACAGCGGCGGTTTCTGATTTTGTGAATGTAGAAGTTCCACTAGTATCTCTATAACTAGCATCATCCATCCAGACATTTTTTGATTTTCTGAGACCACTAATGTTTACACCGAAAGATGCCTTCATACTCTCCAGTGTATTACCAGTATATGTAGTATGCCACACCACACCAATTTTAGCCGCTTTGATTTTCTGTTCCAGTTCTGACATCTTTGGAACAGCATAGACTATAGTGTTTGGTTGGAATGTGGTGTATCTTTCACCATCAATGGTCTCGGATTCAAGTGAACCAGAAGTGAACATTAGGTCACCCTGTAATACACCCTTGATTCCGAGTTTGCTGAATTCTTGTAACGCGATTGTGAAGGCTGGTTTTAGTGCTTGTGGTAATTTACTATCTTTGTTTATCTCTTGTGTAGACTTGTATAATAGTGGTGTCTTGTTGAATACACCTTTCTTGGCAACAAAGAATTTACCATCTTTGGGGTCTATACCAGCAAATATAGCTGGTGCGCCATCCCACTTGACTGTCATGTTTACAGATGAACGAGAACTTCCCGACAGCATATCTCTTAATGACTGTAGGAAGTTGATTGCACCACGAGCACCACCTATCCCGAAATTAAGAATTTCGTCTTCTAGGTGTTCAAGATGTAGGTTCTTACCCTGTGCATCTTCGTTTAGATATGATAAAAATCCGACCATTAATTACTTCTTCCATAAACATTGTGTTTTCCACTATTTATAAAAAACCAGCTAGGCGTTTTTTGGCTCGGATTTATTTTTGTCGCTTTTTGCTTCAGAAGAGTCTTTAGATTTTTTGAGCGACCTCAACTCAGCGCGAACTGCCTTGAGTTCTTCTTTGACCTTCAACTTCTCCTGTATCTCATGGTCTAATCCAATCTTTTTCTCTTCATAGTTCCTCAGAAGAACTTGAACATTGGCATTAGCAGTTGTCAACTGTTCACGCAAGGCGACCCTTGCTTGTTCAGCGATAGCAAAATTTCTTTCTAGGAGTTTCATTTGAGCAAAGACTTTCCACTTTTCAACATAGTCAAGTTCTAATGCGTGTGATAGTGCCTTAACTGTTTCGGCATCGATATCTTCATCATATAAACTATCAAAATCATCCATTAATTTTGGATTTACGACTTGTTCTTTCAAATCTTTCAACTCTTCAGGCATGTCCTTCATAACAAATTCTGCACCTTCCAATACTTTCTTTATTTCTTTTACCATAATTTACCTCATAATTAAAAAAGGGGACTTATCGTCCCCATTATTTATACAACTTTTATGTAACTATTCGCAATTGAATACTCCATTTCCGTCATTGTTACATGTGATGGGGGTTCCCAAATCTGTTCCAAATTGCTTGATTGTCGCGTTAAAATCTGCAAGAATCTGAGCAAAGTTAGTATCACTACTAGCGGTATAAGTTAACCAATCTTCATTGGTTTCATGAATACCTAACATACCTTGAATACCTAAAGTTTCAGCTGCATCAATACCATACTGACCCATAGTGAGTATATTATTCATACCAACTGTAGAAACAGTACCAACAGTAGTCAATCCTGTGGTAGCAATACTATCAACTGTAGTAAAACCAGTTGTAGCAATACTATCAGCAGTATTCAACCCAGCGAGACCAAGTGTAACAGTCTGGTCACCAGCGGTATTTAATGCACCAAATCCAGCGAGAGCAACATCAACTGTTGCCTGTCCGCCAGCAGCTGCAACATCAGCCCACTGTCCACCCATGTTACTAATCATAGTTTGTTGACCTAATTGGATATCCGCGTTTGCCTGCATAGAAGCCATTTGAACTTCAGCAGCCTTGTTAGCAGCGTTCTTAGCAACATTTGCTTGAACGATACCCAACCCCAGTGTTCCGATAGTTGGTGTCAAGACTTGCGCCCATTTCAGAGCAGAAGATTCGACATACTGTGGAACGATTGTGTCTTCATTTGATAGTGCGATTGCCATAACAGCTGCGGATGCAGCCTGACCATCACCACTAGATGCGACTTGAGCGAGAGCTCGATATCGTGCTTCAGACACTTTCGCTTTCGCTTCTGCTGCCCTTTGCACGGCTTCATAGTAATTACCACCAGAGGCTGAAGCACACCCTACATTTACTACTGAAATCAAAAAGATTGCAGTAATCATTTTGTACCATTTCATAACAATGTCCTCTTTTCGGTTATGAATTGAGCGTGTCATATTGACACTTACATATTTATATTGAAATAGCATCGCGTAGAGTGGTAATAATTTACAAATCAGGCAATATCTCCTTTGGGTCGTTCCGCAACAATCCCTTTAGATAAAGAATTCCTCTTTCTAAACTTTCTACATTATCCTTAAAACCAGACAATCCATTGTTACAATGGTTACATATCCATCCTCTATATACATTCTTATCATGACAATGGTCTAATACCCAAGGGTCTTTCTTCTTATGAGTTCCTTGAGAAGCAGTAGAATGTATATCTGTTCCTGTTCGTTGACATACAGGACACTTATCTGTTATGTGTGGTCTTAGATGAGCGTATTCTTTTTTTAATCGTGCAATATCTTGTTGAATCTGTCTACGACATTTCTTACATTCATTGCGATACCCTATTCCTCTAGGTGCATGATGAGGTCTATCTAACTCCATCTCATTTACATGTTTCTCTTGTCCACAGTGTATACAGATGCGTGTATCGAGTATTTCTTCTTCACCCCATAATGTCATTCTCTTCATAATATTATGAACCGTCTGTAATAGAACCTAACTTCTTTTTAACTCGTTTCATACTGTCACGGACAGCGACTGATTTTTTATCTTTCTTTCCATAATCATCTGCAAGAGCTGATGTTGGATTTGAATCCGCGATTCTGGATAGAACATCTTTAAATCCACCATCGGTTTTTACCCTATCTCCAACGCCACCCATATTCAAATTCGGGGCAGATGGCACTTGTCTAAAGTGTGGATTTTTTTTCATCATTCTATCTTTGTCATCAATCTTCATCATGACTTCAAAGATTTCACCTGTTTCGGTGTTCTCAATTTCGTAAATTGGCATTAGAATAATCCTCTATAATGTGTTAAGAGACCAATGGCCAGAAGGATTGTACTAATAACATTCATGATGATTATCGCCCTATCTTTCCATAGAATTCCAACATAAGTCCAACCAATCATTCCTATAAATCCAAACCACATATCGTATATGCGTGGATAATCAGCAGCTCTTATGGTAAGGGCAATCAGAATAAGAATTGAAGAAGCCCATTTCACATACCAACTAAGGTCATACTTTGGTGTAGCTGATTTAAAAATCCTTTTGGAATTTTCTATTTCTTCTGGTGTGAATTTCGGGGACATTTCTGCCTCGTTTTCTGACTTAGGTATTTTAAGGTCTAATTCTAATTGTCTACTTTCGTCATTCATCCTTGGTCTTATATAAGTTTTGTTCCACTGGTTCTAGTCCTACGACTACTCGAGCAGCATCCCTAACCTCAGCGGATACAGCAAACCCAAACCCTTCTGGGTCTAGTAATCTATATATGAATTTATATGCGTCTAAAATTTCTTGAGCAAGCGGTTCATGTTCATCATCCCACTTTGAAATTTCATCAGCAATTCTTTGTAATTTTTCGGTCATGTTATAATCCCACTTGTGAATTTACGATAAGATTTTTGTACATCCTCATTCGTTGGTGATACAAAAATAATCCCAGCAGAATAAAATGTCATCTCATCGGGATTCTCAACACCAGTGAGGCAGACTCCTCGAGCAAAACCCATGCCTTCATTTGTTGTAATCAACATGCGTGGGTCATTTAATTTCAGTCGCGTGTCTGTTTCAAAAGCAAGTTTACCTATAAACTCACCAGCGGGTGTAATCACCGATACTATATCATTCTGATTCATAATTTCTCCAATTAATAAAGGTTGGGGGGCGTTTTCATTCCCCCCTTGGATGTTCGGTCATCAACCTATACAGACTTTAGCAGGCATCCTGTATTCGCCTTAAAACTATGAAGCGTTTTGAAGTTTTTCCTCTTCCCACTCCAAGTCATCAAGTTCATACTCAAAATCATCTTTCTTATTTTCAGCATCCCTTTTCATGTCTTCAAATGGTTCTACCAAATTGTACATGGCAGATTCAAGATTGTTAACCGCCTCACGAACTTCGTTGATTTTCCATTCAAGTTCTTTTTTCAGTTCTTGACTTTTTTCGAGACTTAACTTCAGTCCCAAATCATCGGCAATCCCTTCAACAGTGAGATAAATGTTACTAGGAACATCATTGTACTTGATAACTTTTGTTTCTTCATTCACCTTGCGAACAGCAGAATCAATGTTATCTACAATTTCTTCCCATTTATTTATCTGGGTTTTAAGGAAACCTTTTTCAGCAATTATATCACCAATCATTCTCATTCTCCTACCGTAAGTACTGAGGGCCAGTCCATCTTACCCAACCAGTTCCTTTACCTTCCATCATGGCAAAAACATTGCCTCTAGGTTTGTTCCTAGCGGGGGCAGCCCAACCAGCGGGTTTTAAAACATCACCCTTTTGAAATAACTTATCATTGTCACCCTTGACAATGAATCCCCAGACTGAATTGTCTGAAATAATCTTGATGTATTTCTGACCTTCTTTGACAACCAGTTTATCAGCGAACTCAGCAATGCGAGCATCTCGCCTTTCTTCTCCACCAAAATCATTGACTTCAAAAGAACGAGTAGACCACCTCGCGTAGTCTTCGTTGATTAAGGTTAGTAGGTTTTCGATTTCTTTTTGCATATTTTCTCTCACTTCTCTAATTTATATGATCATGATCCCATATTTTGACCCAAATGTCAAGGGCCAAAGCGAAAAAAAGTGAAATTAAATATCGTTCTAAATCAACAACTTACTTAAAATCTTGCTCTGGGTGAGTTTAAAAACTGGTTTACCCTGTTCACAGCCTCCCCTTTTTGCATCCTTCGACACTCTTTATGACCGCCACCGATAGTTTCGCAGTATATGAGAGTATCATCTGTATTGTTTTTGAATGTGGGTGGTACACCCTGTCCGCTAGCACATCCCGCTAGCAAAGTAATCGTTGCGAGTCCAACCGCAATTTTCACTAGTTTTATTCTCCTTATATCTAGGGGTTATTGTTTACTGAATGCCTTACCAGCTTCTGCAATCCCGAAAGCACCCAATGTGACTACCACAAATGAAGTGTAGATTGTATCCGATATAGTTATATCTTGACCCCAAAACCCTGTTACTAGGTCAACAATACCAAACGCGAGCATCATGATAAATGATGCAAATCCTATGATGGATTTTTCGTTGATATCGTTCTCGTCCCTAAACAGAGCACCAAATGAAAATTTTGTACTTGGTTGTGCAGCCTTGGTTGTAATCTTCAACTCTTTTGTGATTTTTTCCATCTCCCTAATCTTGTCTTGCGCTTCGTCAAGTTTCAAAATTAAGTCGGTGTATCTATCTAAATCAACATCTACCTTATTAGTTCCTGTGTCAATCGTTTCCTTTGCCATTTGATTCTTCTCCTAATGGTTCTTCATCATCTGACATAACAGTTCTGTAATACACAATCACTTCTTTAGTTTCTTTCACGAATCGTTTAATCTCTTGCAGATTATACGCCATGAGCTCATAGTCTGGAACAGACATGGCCACAAAGACCATCTTTCCAGATTCCTTTTCTATCTTAGTAAGAAATTCGTCTAAATTTTTATCGGATACGACATACCACTTAGGTTCTTTCATATCGATGGGTCTAGGATACACAGGATGCTGTATAGGTATACGCACCTCTACGGTTTTGATTTCTACCTCACGCGGTTGTTTTGGTATTAAAGAACAACCACTAATTATCAGCATCAAACTCAAAACTGGAATCAGTTTCGAGGCTGTCAAATACTTCTTTTGTTGCATTATTCACCCTTGGTTCAATTAGGCCTGGTTTAGCAGCTGCAAGTTTACTAAGGTCATGTCTACGAAAAATATCAAGGTATCTTGTCATTTCCGCTTCAATCTCAGCATTCTTAGAAGTCAACTCACCAAGCGCTTTTGCTTGTGTTTCGTATTGTTTAGACATCTTATCAATGGTTTCATTTTGTGTAGCGACTTGCAATTCCATCGCCATATTATATTCACGAAGCTCAATGAGTTCTGCCTGAGTGTTTGTATAGTACAAATACCCGACAATCCCACCAGCTAAAATGACACCAAATAATACTTTACTAATCATATTACTATTTATACTTTTATATCCGACAAGTTCATACGAGTGCCGAAACTTCCTTTATCAAATACTGGTTGGTCATCTTCCTGTCCAGAGTCTACCAGATTTTGTTGAGCATCATCCAAATCAAACAATCTCATCTTCGCCCTGTCAACACCAATCATAAATCGTTTGTTTCTTGTAGGGTCACTGTATCTATTCTTCAACTGTTTGACCATCATATGACCTTGTTGTTCTAACTCTTCTGTACTTATAAGAGCAAACATCAAGTCTGCGGTTGCAGGCAGTCCAAAACTTTCTGAAGTATCCGTCAAATCAACATCACTGTTGTTAAACCCACCTCGCGTGGTCTGGGTTGCGGATACTATTGGTAAATCATACTCTACTGCCAGTCCCCTTAGTTCCTCAGCGATTGCCTTGACTATGGTATATGAGTTTGCACCAGCATTATTTCTGAGTCTTTGACTTACACAAATGTTTAGATAGTCGATAAAGATTATGTCTGGATAGAAATTTTGTTTGAGTTTCAACTCTTCAAGAAGTGCTCTGAAATGACCAGCATGAGCAGTAGCAGTTGGATATTCTTTGACAATCAATCTACCGTCAACTTTGTTTTTGATTTTCTGAATACGGTCTGTGTACATGGACTTGGATAAGTCTCTCAAATCTTGCATGGAAACATCCATCATGTTCGCATCAATTCTTTCAGCGATTCTTTCCTCTGCCATTTCCAATGTGATATACAAAACATTCTTACCTTGAGCAATCATGGATGCACCCACATGACACATGAAAAGAGATTTACCAACACCTGTACCAGCAAGAGCGATATTAAGTGTCTTGTTTATCAATCCACCTTCAGTAATCTTGTTGAAATACTCTAGGTCAAATGGCAACTTCTCTTCGTGTCTATGATAGAAATCAAATCGTTGTTCAGCATCACCCACATAATCGTGACCAATGTTATTATCAAACCCAACACTAAGAGCATCGGACAATATAGAAGGCAGAGCATCTACTGAATGTGTTTTATCCTGTCCATCGATAATCTGAATAGATTGCATGATAGCATTGTAAACTGCCTTGTCTTTACAGAACTTTTCTGTCTGGTCAATCAACCATCTGTTATCAACATCCGATTCACCAAGACTATTGATAAGTCCCTCACATTTTTCATAGAGGTCTTCAGTAATCTTTCTGTTATCTTGTAAGGCAATTTTAATTGCACTGACTTGTGGTGGTGAATTATATGCAGTAACATAATCACGAACACATTTGAATACTTCACGGTATTCAGCATCTAAGAAATAAGATGCCTTTAAATGTGCAATTGATTGTCTGACATACTCTTCGTTATGTATCAGATTCGATAGTATTGTTTGTTCTAATCTCATTATAAAAATCTTCCTTCACTTCTTCAACACACTTCTCACAGAGATATGCTTCTCCATCCGCGTGTCGAAAACATATTCCAGCATCGTTTTCTAAATCAATGCCAGTCCCACACCTATCACACTTCGGAGTAGGCATCCTGTATGTCCTCTTCACTCACCTCTGACTGCATAATAGAGTCAGCAGACATCAAGTATCTGTCCTCAATCCACTGGATGAAAGTTTTGTCACTAAGGATTGGAATCCAGAAATCCTTGTTGTATGTATCTTTAAGTCTGAATTTCGGCGCATCATCGTCACCAGATTTCGCATACCATCCGTTTGATGGTTTGACAACATGACCAGACTCAAGAGCCATATCAAGGAGACCAGACCACTTGCTAATGCCACCTTCCCAAGTAACCTCGATGGGTATACGCGACTTCTCCCGAACAAATCTTGACTTCTCGACATTAATAATAAAGTTGTATCCTACAACATCCTTCCCTTGTTTCTCTTGTTGTCTTCCAATGATAAAGATATTGTCAGCACTATAATATACACCAGTTCCCCCAGACACTACATCTTTGGGGAACAAGCCAATTTCTTTATATGTGTGGTTTACAACCACCGCTGGAATATCTTTGATTGTTAGGTGAGGAGTCACCATACGAAACAGGGATTTCATTTGTTTTGCACGAGTCATATCGGCAACCGATTTACCATCAAGCGCATCATCAACTTCTTTACGCGAGGCAAGGTTACCTACTGAGTCCACAATAATAATTACTCGGTCACCTCTTTCGATACCTTGGAGTTGGGACATCACATCGTGCTTGAGTTGTTCTATGTCCGTGACAGGTGTATGAACAACCCTATCTGTATCTATGCCGAAACTGTCGAAATATCCTTGAGGAGCGCCGAACTCTGAATCATAAAATAACACCACTCCATCATCGTATTTATCTAAATAAGATTTTGACAATAACATGGCAAAAGCAGTCTTGAAATGTTTGGATGGGCCAGCAAAAACTGTTAGACCTGTACTCAACCCACCATCCAACTTACCACTCAATGCCACATTCAAGGCGGGTACAGTTGTCTGAACTATATCTTTGTTGTTCAGAAATTTACTCTTGGATAAAACTTCAGTTTGTTTTATCGTTGAGTTCTTTTTTAATTTATCTAATGTGCTCATATTCACTCCTAAAATAACGACTCCAATGTTGCTACTGGTCTAGTCTTCCAATCCAAACTGGTGACTATAGTAGTCAATGGGTCAATAAATGCTTTCTCAAACATTGTTTCATAATCAATGTAACGATGCAAGTCGAACTCTTTCGGCATAAGACCATTCATCGCCACGGTATTTTCTCTCACATGGTTAGGTTCTTTCAGATAGAGGAATTTAATCTTGTCACCATCTTGAATGGTTTGATACTTCTTCTCTAGTTTCTGAGTCCTAAGCAAGTGATTGTAAACCAAGGCACCCCGAACATGCATCGGTGTTCCTTTGGTATAAACTGTTTCTCTTGAGGCATACTTATCAATGTTGTTACATCCGCGTGGGAAGGCAATTTCTTCTGGAGACATTTTACTAAATGCCTGCCATGTATCCTCAACAAACTCCTGTAATTCTTTTTCATCCTTGTTCAAACATAACTCAACTGCATGTTTGAGACTTTCCCTAACTGGTGCTGGTGTAGAAGACCTTACAATCTCCAGACCCATCACCTTGAGTTTAGGTTCCTTGTATCGAACACCTTCATTGTCCCATACATTTAGTGCATATCTTTTCTTTGCAACCCAGATACCAGTATCCGCAATCGCCTCGCGTTTGAAGAATATCTTGGGTTGGAATACATTCATGTACTCACCAAGTTCAACCATTCTACCATTGATTGCTGGTTCTAGTTTGTTCTCGACAAAGTTGTCAAGTATGTTAATAATCTCATCACGAGATTTACCCTGTAGATGTTCTTCCACCATCTTATCAAGAGTCACATAACAACTGTCAGTATCAGTATAGAAAGAATACTCAACATCCTCTGTACCAAGAAACTTGTTTAGAAACTCATCAACTGCCTTACCAGTATCACGAATGATTAACTGACCAGTTAGTGTGATTGCCTCTGCGATGCGTTCATCGAAATATCTGAACCACTTGTTACCTATCGCACCAAAGAGAGAGTTCAATTGAATCTTTCTTGCCATCTGGAAGTTGTTGAACTTCGCAATATCTTTCTTGAGTTCTGGATTCTTGGTATCCTCAAAATCCTGTTCTGCCTTCTTCATGAGTTTTTTGTACTTCTGTCTGTCATCAAAAAACTTCTGAGTAATTTCTGCCATGAATCCTTGCGTGTTTCTAGCAAACATATAACCGTTGGCTGCCATGGATAAGTCTGCTTCCTTCAACCTCTTGAGAACATGTTTCCTTTCCAGAATACTATCAACCGTACAGTCCAGAGGTTTATGTCCCTCTGCCAACATCTCTGGTGATAGATTATGTTGCATGATGATAGATGGATACAGAGAAGTCGCATCAACTGATACAACCCACTTGTACTTACCCACCTTCGGGTCTTGCACATAACCACCAGCAAATCCCTTAGAGAAGTGTTCCTTCTTCTGAGGAATCATAATGTTCTTTTCAAGTAGATGATTGAATAACAAACAATCCCAAGTTCTCACAGATGAAAAGATATCATTGTAATTACATTTACAGTCATATCCCATTGTGATAATCAGTTCCAAGAATTTCATCTTGTCATCAAGTTCGTCAACCAGAACAGTATCGATGATGTTATAGTCAATGAATCGATTCCAATCATTCTCATAGAACTCGCGGAATGTTTCGTATCCACTTTCCAATTTCTTCTTACCAAGTTCTACCTCGGCAATGTAATCAAGTCGATAACTTTCTTGGAAAGTATAAGTAAACTTTTTGTACAAATCCATGTAGTCAAGTTGAATGATACCCTTCATATCAACCTTCAACAATTCACGATTGTTGTGACCCTTGATGACTTTCTTCCTAGTCATCCCATATGGACTGAGATTGTTCTTCGCGTTGTTACCAAACATTCTGTCGATTCTACCAACCAAATATGGCATATCGAATAGTTCTAGGTTCCATCCAGTAACTACATCGGGATAGTCTTGTGCCCACCATGTCATGAATTTTTCCAACAAGTCATACTCATCGGAACAATAAGTGTAAGTGACATTGAGGTCTTTTGTTTCTTCGCCAGGCTTCCACTCACCAGAACCCCAAGTAAATATTTCTTTGGTGTAGTTGTCTACGAGTGTAATAAGAAGAACCTCTTCGATAGGATTCTCCGTATCTGGGAAACCGTGTTCGGCAGTTGTCTCAATATCAATTGAAAAAATCCGCATCTTACTGAGGTCAAACTCAATATCTTGCGGATACATAGAAGACAAATACTGATAGGTCAAATCAGTTTGACCATAGATGGGGTAGTTATCTACCTTAGAGTATTTGTCTAGGAATTCTTTGCAGTCGCCATTATCTCCAAACTGAATTGGTTTTAGATAATGACCATCAATGTTAGTAAATTCAGAAGGTTCATTACTTCTGACATACAAGGTTGGTTGAAATGGATGTTTTTCAGTAAAACGCTCACCATTCCTCACTCCACGAGTAAGGATGGAATTTCCATATTGCCACGCATAAGTATAAAAATTAGACATAATAAAACCGATTCATCATTTATAGGATAGTATACACGAATGTGTATCAGAAGTCAAGCAATTTATCCAGTAAATTTCGGTTTTGTTTTCATCTCTGTAGATTGGGTGTGAGTAAATTTAGCTTGCCACTCTTTCACCAAATCTTCTTTGGGTTCAAAGATATACTCTAGTTGTCCATATGGAACAAAAATTACACCTTTACTTGCTGGTGACTGTGGAACAAATGCTATTTTAAACTGACCTTGTTTTCCTTCTGCTGGAATATATTTGATGTTAGCAGGGTTAGTAATCATATACCTACCACCTTGGTCATCCTTTTGCAGATAACAAATCATTTCTTCCATACCAGAACATTTAATGCCAACAATTTGTGTTGGAGCATCTTCAGTTTGTTCGCGTGTAATCTCCTCTGGTGGAATGTCCACTTTTTCTTCAGCGATTACTTTTTTTTCACTTTTCTTTTTTGTCATAACAATCCTCTAATAATTAAATAAGTTGACCTAAGCTATATATCATGGTTACAAATGTAACTAATGATATAACATAGATTCCGTATGTATTAAATTTACGGAATACAAACTTCTCTTTCATTTCTCTCCTTAAAGTGGGGGGCAATGCCCCCCTGTTGGTTACTTGGTTGCAATTTTAATTGTTTGCGGTTTCTTCTCTTCTGGAATGATATTCTTCAGAGCAACTCTAAGAATTCCGTCTGTCAACTTCGCGCCATCTACAACAACTGTGTCAGCGAGACTCCATGACTTTTTGAATTTTCTTTCGGCAATGCCTTGATGAATGTAATCAGTTTCTTCAGAAGACTCTTGATTCCCCTCAACAGTAAGCGTACCGTCCTTGACCTCAACAGTTAAATCAGATTCTTTAAATCCAGCGAGAGCCATTTGAATCTCGTAGTTTTCGTCATCCAATTTTTCGATGTTGAAAGGTGGGTATGAATTCACATTCAACTCAAAGTTCTGGTTGAGTAAATCAATCACTCTATCGAACCCTACGAATTGTCTGCGAATGTGTGGAAATGCAGAGACAAGATTGTCCCAATGCGCTTGTGTGCTTAATGTGTTCATGTTTTCCTCCTTATTAAGCGAGTTAAAGTGTAGACCTCACCCGAGCATCTACTACTATATTTATATAATATGGGGACTATTTTTCAAAAGTCAAGCAAAAAATTTTATCTTTTTGCAATTAAACTCAATGGTTGTGATGTAGTCCTGTCAATTAATATAACAGCATTTTCGTCTTTCCCCATAATACAATTTACATAATCTACATCCGCACCGCGTACACGATACTTAGCAGTCATGTTACCCCTAAAGGTTTTGATTCCTCGTAATTGACCGAATCCACCTGTTTGGGATTTAATTTCTTTTTTGCAGAGTGCATGGAGTTCACCATTTTTATCTGCGAGTGCCTCAACGGGCACAAATAAAGCCATTGCGACCACGCCAAGGGTCACTAGTTTTTTCATAAGATTTCTCCTAGATTAAGGTTATCGTTTTCTCCCGATATTGTATTTCGTTACGAGAGTCCATTCATCTTTCTCTTTGAAAGAAAGAATTTTTATCTGACTCATAGGAGCCAGTTCTTCTTCAATAGACTTATCCAGAATTTTTACTAAACCCCAATCGCTCAGCAGTTTAGCAATTGCGTTCCTTCTTTTTAAGTCATTTTCAGTCAAGTCAGCTTCCTTGCCATCTAGCGCAAAGAGCTCCTTGAAATGCGTAATAAAATATCTACCTTGTTTATGGAGAATATGGCAAGACTGATATAATGTCTTGTCCTTTTTAGATGCCACTCCAATGCGTGACAAAGTTTCCCTTACCTTTAGGAAGTCATCTTCCTTTTCTAAAATAATTTCTACTGGTTTGTAATCGGGAAAGTCAATGTCGAAAAACTCATCCACCATGATAATACCTTCATAATTTTGTTAATTTATATGAAAGTATTTATGATTTCCTTATTTTCCACCTTTGTTTAAAAGTTTTTTTATCTCCACAATGTCTTCGTCACTGAGAATACGCAATACCTCTTGTGCTCGAACATTACTATAACCAAAGTATTCCTTGATAATCTCTAGGTTTTCTTCCTTCTCTGCCTTCAACCATTTATTAAATCTTTTCTTTTTGCGAACAAACCCCTGTAAGAAATCATACTGAAGTTTCGCATCCAAGTGTGGTCTAGCATTCATTTCATTAGCTGCCACAACCGTATCAATGCCATGAGACAATGACTTGTTTATAATGAAAGCATTGTATTGTTTTTCAGACCAATCATCCACCATAAGATTCTCTTTGGTGTAGTTGATACTGTTCGCAAAGTCAAAGGGACTGATTGCTTTTTTCTTTACCTTGAACTCTTCAGCATCATAGGTCTTTACTGGTTCACCTAATCCTTCAATCATTTAAATTCAACACTCGCCATGATATCAGTTAGACACGCGGTCAAGTTAATCTCTTGGTCTGCCACAAATGCACTCTTGTACTGATAGTCGGCAATCAATAGTACCAAGTGGGGTACTTGTTTCACCTTATCGATAAGAGCATCATAGACCTTCCTGTAGACACCTTGTGGGTCATTGTCAACATTGTTGACTACCCATTGTCTCATCTTCTTCCAATCCTTATCCTTGAGACTGTCAATCAATCCCTTAGTGTTTATCTCAGCGATGTTACTTAGGATACCACTATCGATAGAACCACTCTTAGAATATCTCTGGAGTTCATTAATAACCCTACGATAGTCTGGGAAGTGTTTCATCAATAGTTCCGCGAGAACATTCTGTTCGTATGGAATATTTTCGCTGGTTAGGATATACTGCATCCTTCCCATGAACTTCTGTGCCATTTCTGGTCTATCTTTCTTATCAATTTTAAAATCGATAACAGATGTTCTACTGTGAAGAGGTTCGATGATTCGATTCTTGAAATTGCATGTGAAAATAAATCTGCAATTGCCAGAAAACTCTTCAATAAAAGCTCTAAGTGCTGGTTGAGTTGAGTTTGGATTTAGATAGTCTGCCTCGTCTAGGATGACAACCTTCGCCTTACTTTCAAAACTGACTGTACTCGCAAAGTCTCTTATCTTAGTACGCAATACATCGATACCACTTTCATCCGAACCGTTGATAACAATATAGTCACAACCAAGTTCATTACAAAGTGCTCTCGCCACCGTGGTCTTACCTGTACCAGCAGTCCCACACAAAAGCATATTAGATATTTCACCAGCATCCACATACTCTTGGAAAGTTTGTTTCAGACCATCTGGTAAAATGCAATCGGAAATAGTTTGGGGTCTATACTTCTCTACCCATAAAAACTCACTCATCCTTGCACCCTTTTTTCTAATACCTCAATCTGGTAATCACGATTCTTGTTCCAAGTTTCCTCAGAACGGTCTACCATAACAGGTTTGCCTTTGACAAACTTGCCAGACTTTACCTGTTTTGGAGTAAACTTTGCTTTCAGCAAGTTACCCAGTGCGACTTTTCGTCTTTCTTTCACATTCTTTTTTCTCAATGTACTACCTCCCCATCATATCTTTCTATATCATCTTCTTCAACATATGACCCATGTTGAATTTCAATTATTCTTAAAGGTTCGTTACCCATGTTTGTCACTTGATGCCATTCGTAGGGTATTATACTAAAGTGTTGACCAGAAGTCAAGTAGTCGTATGTATAATTTGATGGTTTACCTTTACTAGTTTTAATCATTGCCTGTCCATTCATGACATGCCATATTTCTCCACGATAAAAGTGCCTTTGATAACTAATGCTTTTATTAATATCAATGGTTAGTATTTTTACCTTAGCAAAATCTTCCGCGTGAATAACTTTATATCCACCCCACTCTCTTTGTACACTGTTTATCGAACTACTAGAATAAGTTTTATTTCCACCAACACCAAAGACAAACTCTAAATTAGCAAAGGAATACTTTTCTCTTAGTTCCATCTCTGGTATGTTTTCTTCTGTCCTGTCACCACCATTAGCAAATATAAACTTGTGGTCTATTCCGTGACTAGCAATTGCTTTTTCTATGAAGTCTTTAGCAGTATCGTCATTATCATCGAAAGGAACTACATGGTCAACACATTCTAAATTCATCAACAAATCCATTCTGTCCCACTGTGACATGAACGGTGACCCCTTCTTTCTAGTTAACCACTCATCACTATTCAAACCAACGGTTAGATGGTCACCCAACTTTTTCGCCTCTTGTAGTAGGTCAAGATGACCTTTATGTAGTGGGTCAAACCCACCAGATACTAAAACAATTGTACTCATAATATACCTCTTAAAGATGCCCCACCACCAGATATGTTTCTCGCGTTGTGAAGAACTTCTTCATATGTGAAGTGGGGTTGTTCAATTTCAAATTTGGGTTTGCTAGTTTTATCAAACCATTTTAGATTGTGGTCTTTTGGATAAATTCTAGTCCATTCCATATTTGATTTTTTTAATAATTTTTTTGCTTTCTTATTCAGCGGAAAGATATATCTAAACATATATCCTTCTATTTTTTTGATTCCCTTCTCTTTCATAAAGTCTGAAGTCAACCAAAAAACTCTCTCTTTACCAGAGAACTTTGCGTTCTCTTCACATAATTTTCTTGTTGCTCTTGGGTGAACCTTCTCACCATTTATTTCGTACACTTGGGTGAAGTATTGTCCACCATATAAAAAATTGCTTGCCTGATATACATATCCACATTTACCCATGATACCATCTGCCATTGTGTAAAGAAATAATACATCTGGTGTATTTTCTTTTATCCATTTTATTGCTTTGGATATCATCTGTGATTCGGAGTTGGTTGGCATTTCATCTGTCATGCACATCTTACCAATCTCCCAGTAATGTTTTGACTCCAACCCAGTAAACATCTTGTTTATTGTTTGTCGAGGTTGTGTTCCCCAACCCAGAGTCAAAACACCAACTAGTTCACCCTCAAGGAAACACCCCAAATAGTGTTTCGTAAGTTTAGGCATCATCGGTGAGTAATGATGCGTTTGTATAAAATCGATTGCGAGTTCTTTTGATAAAGGTTTTATATCGTAATCAACTTTATGCAAATGTTTCTTCTGTTCCCAATCCATCTTCAAGACTTAACTCATACTGTTTTCCAACTGGACTTTCAGTTTGGATATAGTTCATCATAGTGTATGGGTCAGATACTTCATATGGGTCAGTAGGACAATCGTCACCACATCCATCTTCGACAAATGCAACTTCGACTACTCCATCATTCGCGAGCAGAGAATATCTCCATGACCTCGCTCCAAATCCCAGATTGTCTTTCCTTACCAATGCACCAATTTGCTCAGTAAAATAAGCACTACCATCTGGAATAAACTTAACATTATCGATGTCCAACCAATCGCCCCACTTGTTCATAACAAAACTATCATTGACAGATAGACAATATACTTCATCAATACCATTGTTTTTAAACAACTCATAGTTGTTGTCATAGTCTGGTAGTTGATAAGTTGAACATGTTGGAGTGAAAGCGCCTGGCAAAGAAAAGAGAACTACCCTCTTATCCTTGAACAAGTCAGTTGAATTAACCAACTGCCAAACATATGGATTCTCGTCACCTTGTTCTACCATATTTTCATCCCTTACCCTCATGTGGAAAGTGATATCTTGTGGTAGTTTTTGACCAACTTCGATTTTCATTTCTTCTCCTTCAATTTTTCCTTGTCATGTGCTAACCAGTTGTATATTTTTTTGGTCAACCATAACTGGGAGTTTCTAATAAAATTACCTCTCGGCATTAACCAGCCGGCCATGAAAGATAATATCATTCCATAAACGGCAATCATTCCTTCAACCCAAGCCATTAAATATTTGAACTCGGTTCAAGTGCCAAGAAATAGGTTCTCTTCGCGTTAGAAAATTTGAATACTTTCTTCTGGGAAACAGTAACCTCATAATCATCCGCGATTACTTTTAGGTTCTCAATCCCTAGTCTAGCATCAAACTCTACATTAGCATTACCAATGTCGGTAGTAAATGAATTACTCTTAGGAGTATTCGGGTCACCCACACTCAGAACCACATTGCCACCATTGGCGACAACACTAAGAGTAGGAGCAGAGATTACACTCGCTGCCCTGTAGATAGTGTTGAGTTGTTCTTTGGTAATGTTGAATTGATAGAAAGCATCAACTTCGATTTCCTTATCTGGAGCTGCCACAATGATAGATGGTTCCGCGTAATAAAACTTGAACCTTCCAGCATCGGACTTACATGTCAGATAATCATCGGAAAAATCAATCTCAGTATCTTCACTCATTGTGACCAAAGATAGAAATTGATTTAAGTCATAGATTGCGAACTCCTGTGGGAAGCTCTCTTCGATTGTGCCCTTCGCAAGAATAGACTTTGAAGCGGACACAGTTGATAAACTACTACCAGACTTAACCAATAAATTGGTATTAATCGTAGCAAAGTTTTTCAACAACTCCAAAGTAGTTTTGGATAGTTTCATAATATACCTCAATCAAATTAAACATCACATATTAACATTTGTTAGGGGCAAATGTCAACCCCATTTTTATACTTCGCCAGTAGTAATCTCTTCTGTCATACTATTAGCAGTTAAGTAATCTTTATAAGAAGTCTCTGATAAGTGACCAGTTCCATTGTAAGGTGCAGCCGCAAATAAGGCATCCCTGTCCACCACATACGCATTGTAAGCGTCTTCATCAGCGAAATCTAATTCCCATTTAAAAGAAAGATTGTCTTCAGCAATAGTCAATGTTACTGTAACATCTGACCTCGCGTCAAGCCAATTCCTAAAATGTGTACCGTTAGTCTCGAAATCAGAACTAGCGTCCTCGGCAAAAAAATACCAATTCGCTGAAGTGTCTGGTCGAGTACTAGTGTAAGTTAATCTATATGCCATTGTTCATTCCTCTAATTTTTTTTCTTACTCTCTTATTTATACAAAAAGTGTCGGGTACTTGGTACTATCTTGTGAGAGAGTAAGAGAGAGGCGTACCAAGTCCCGACTGCCCGCTGGGGGCAAACTGTTAGAAGGGTATATCGTCTTCAGCGTAACCATCTACTGAAGTCTCTTCAGCGATGTCTCCTTCAAATTGTTCGTACTGGCGAACTTGCTCTTCCTCTGCTTCTTGTTCACCAATGTCATGTACATGCAATGCGATAATAGCATAGTGCAGTACCTTTAATAAATCTTTGCGGTTAGTACCATCTTTTTTTCCATACCTCTGGGCATACTTCAAAATGTTTCCAATACAAAATCCCATCCCATGGCCACCATCAATAATAAATTCGGTTGCCTGATATTTGTTTTGGGAATAATGTTGCCCATAAGTTTCATCGATATAAGATTGGAGCTCTTGAATAAGAGCCCCTTCATTATATTTGTAGTTGGGACTAGAAGTCATAACTATCATTCTCCTCAGAAGTTTCTGTTTCAGAACCATCGGTAGGATTGTCCATGATTTCTTCAACCGTGGCACCAGCATCAACCTTAGTGTAAAGGTCAATGAAGGCAGACTTGGTGTCGGTATCGAACCTATTGACACACAACTGAATTGCCTTGAGTCTATCAGAGAACATGGCGTATGCCTTGACAATGTGTTCCAACCTTCTAGTGGAAACCAACTCATCGATTCCACCTTCGTAGAAAGTCTTTCTGATTATGTCAGCCCACATGACCAACTTGTCAGCAAAGTCTTCATCGACACACTCAGCAACACCCATTTTGTTCATGACAATTTTCTTCTCTTGAACACTAGAAGGATATTCCTGTTCAACTGTGATAGCGAACCTTTCTAGGAACGCCTCATCCAGAACTTGAGCACCCATGAACTTACCATCATCGGAACCCCTACCTTTTGTGTTTGCAGTAGCAATCACATTGAAACCAGTAGCAGGCGTGACAACCTCACCAGACTTCTTATTGAAGTAAGGCTTCCCTTCAAGGATTGCCTGAAGGCACATCAACTTGTTAGAACCCCTATCAATCTCATCCAGAATGAGAATCGCACCTCTCTTCATGGCAGTCAGCACAGGGCCTTCCCTGTAAACCACATTACCATCCACGAGAGTGTTACCACCAATCAAGTCATCTTCATCGGTCTCGATAGAGATGTTAACCCTAATGGCTTCTTTCTTGAGTTTGGCACAAACCTGTTCCACCATCATAGTCTTACCGTTACCAGAAAGACCGCAAATGAAAGTCGGATAGAACATACCAGACTTGATGATGTTCACCAAATCTTTATGGAACCCAAATGGGACATAAGTACTATCTGAATCTGGAATTAAATTCTCGATTTCCACCGCAAGTTTTGCCTGTTTTACAATCTTGGCATCCAATGATTGCGACTGAATTGTCTCAATCGGTTCTAGGGTAGATACTGTCTCTTCAAGGGCAGGCGCCTCAGCGGCGACAGGTTTGAGAGCAGTATTACCCACAGTCATTAGAGTTGCCATGTTTGGCGAAAATTGGTTCCTACCAACTTTACACTCTTTAAAAAACCACATGGGATTTTTCAACCCATTTGATTTTGCAATCTGCATTGCCTCCGCCTTGGAGAACACAGCAGACGCGGAATTGTTCACATCGGCAAGGGCCTGAAGGAACTGTTCTTTTTGTTTCACACTCATAATTTACCTCTCACTTTTTCTCAATTACCTGATCATGATCCCATATTTTGGGGCAGAAGTCAAGGGCCAAAATGAATTTTTTTTCATTTTCTTTCCCTGTAAAATCAACCACTTACGCGACCTCATCAATAAATCTGTTCAAGAACTGTCTGGAATTGGACTTGCCTTTCTGGAAATTCTTGAACCCTCTCAAAATGTCAGCCTTCTTATCAGACTTGACTTCAAACTCTGCCTCTTCATTAAGAGACTTAGCACCTTTCAGAATGAAAGTAGCATCACTTCCCAACTTAGACTCGCAAGCCATGAAGTTATTGTTTTTCCAATTAGTTGACTTTTCTTTATCAAAGTTTTCATCATACTCGGCAAAGGTTCCTGTCATATCAGTCCATGCCTGTCTCGCTTCTCTAATGTTGTTATCAACTAGGAAGAAGTGAACTATTCTGGAACCGACAAACTTTTTGTAGTAGTCGAAAGTAACAGCAGTAGCACTTTCATAAGAGACCCTACCGTAGTTTGTTCCATACATCCCTTTGATGTTAGTGGTAACTGACAAACCGTTGCCTTTCAATTGGAACTTACCAATCTCGCATCTTTCTGAACCGTACCCACTAAACTCTTTTGAGATGGCATTTTCATATCTGAACCTACCACTCTCTTCATATTGACCTTCCGAGATTACTTCTAAGTCAGAAGTGTTTCCACCATCGGAAAGAACAATTGTATTCATAATTTCAACTCTGTTTCTTTCCTTGAACTGTTTAGCAATCTTAGCACCAACTATCATACAACTTGACAGCGGAGTAGAACCAAGATAAAGATGGTAAGGAACATTGTATCTTTCCATTCTTGGTTTCATATCTCTCCACTCAAATGAAGTTTTATAACCAAGCAACTTTTTGAAACATCTATTGTACTCACTCTGAGGCAATTCAGAAGATATCAACTGAAGCAGACCGAATCCACCAGACTCAATAAACAACTCACCATCATTAGCAGATTGGAACGCAGAAGCCCTAGAGGCATTCCCGAACTTCTCACTCTGGAGTGAGTTAGCACAGTTTGAAAAACCGTACACATCAAATGGGATACCAACTTTTTTACAGAAGGCAACTTGAATTAGTGTCTGTTCAATAGTACCAGCCATGTGTCTACCCATTGAACCAGAGAAGTCTACAAACATCATCATGCCATGGTTCTGACCATCTGGCACAGTAGTACTTGATAGGAACAAGTCTTCAGTCAACTTGTATGCCCACAACTTATCTTCATTCAACTTACCAGTTTTATTGACTTGAGCCTTCCTCAATAGGGTGGCTTTTTTCTTCATCTCAAACTGCATAACTAGTTGATTAATTGAACCCTTGTTTCTTTGCATGAATTCATCAAGCAATGTTTTTTCTACATCTTGAGCAGAACCAGCAGGAATGTCATCATACCTTCCACCGCAAACATACTCAAAATCTTGGGCAGGCCAAACATCGGTAGTTGGGAAAACAAAGTACTTAGACTTGAACTTAGGCATAGTAGCAGTAACAACACCATTGGTCTTGCCATCTTCTACTAGGTTTTGTTCAGCATCTCTAAACGCTTCATCGGTAAATGACTTAGGTTCCGCGTCATCGAAATCGTGGGGATTGTAACCTTCAGTATTGTCAGAACCCTCCATGATGTCGCCATCTTCTGGGTCACCAGACTCAGAAGAATCTTCAGTATCTTTTGACTCTTCTTTAGAAGGCGTAGTCTTTTCAGTTTCTTCTTCAGTCTCTTCACCTTCACCAGACTCAGAACCACTCTCTTCACCTTCTTCAGTTTCTTCACCAGACTCGGACTCGCCTTCACCTTCATCTTCATCCGACTCTTCTTCACCGTATGGTGATTCTGACCATTCGCCATTCTCATCTTGGGCGAAGTCATCTTCATCTTCTTCACCGAACTGGGGCATACCCATTTGTTCATCTAAAAGATCTTGCATCGCGTCTTCAGTCTTAGAGAAGTCATACAACTCCTCAGCAATGGCGACTACCTCATCCCAAGTCTCAGCAGCGAAACACTTGTCAAGTATGACCTGTTCCTCAGCAGTGAATTGTAGAGTAAGGAAAGCACCAACCTTAGCGTGAAGATTGATTCTATCAATTAGTGGTAATTCTTGGGGAGTCTTTTGTAATTTTGAAAGACCGAAAAAGTCTTTCTTGTAAAGCATTTGATATCCCTTGTAGAATGACTTGACCAAGCCTGGATATCTGATTTTAACTAGTCTCTCATTCCTAACATCTTCTACAACATTCAAGAATGATTTGAAATTCGCACCCTTACTAGAAGAGGCAGAGTGCCAACCTTCAGCGGGAGTTACGAGAGCGTGACCAACTTCATGACCAATCAATAAATCATACAAGAAATCAGGCATGTCCTTCCAATTGGGAAGTACAATCTTCCTAGACTTCAAATCGAAGTACGCGGTAGGTACATTCCTATGTTCAATCGAAACATCCTCAGTAGCGAGGAGTTTCGCAAGGTATGATTTAGAAGTTATGTCCATATGTCTCTCACTCTCAATTACAGTACTATGATCGCATATCCCATAGCAGAAGTCAAGTAAAAGCTGCCACTCTAAGTCATTGATTTAATAGGAAAAAGCAAAAAAATTGAATTTTTTTTCGCTAAAATTGTTCAGAAATCCACTTTTCTACCGCTTCTTGTTGCGCTTTTATCGCTTTTTGTTGGTCTTTTATGGACTTACCTTGGAATCTCAACTCGTGTTTCTGGTGTTCCGTCATGTCCTCTAGGGTTCTCATTTCCTCTTCTTCAGCCATGCGTTTTCTCCTATAGAATTTACCCACTATATACGCTCAAAGTAGCGTGTTACTGCCTGTATCCTTTCGATTTGTTTATCGATGATTACATCCCTGTTTGGCCAGTGGATATAATCTTTCTCTGGATTCCTTTTTAAATTTTTCAACAATGGTAGTATCAAATCTTCTGCATCGCGTAGTTTATTAGCGACATCACTTTCTACCAAAGCTCTGTGTTCATTTATCATACCAGAATTATCTGCTGATAAAATCCTAGACTCTAACTGTTCTAGTTTATCCATTATCTTATCTATCTGGTCTGAAGGGATTTCCGCCTGTACAGGAGCTTCTTGTCTTTCTCCTGCTGGTATATCGTCTACTGCGGTAAACCCAAAATCAAAATCATCTGCCATGTTTCTCTCCTAAAATGAATGGATATATAACATCCAATCAATTAATAATATCAACCCAGCCTGTATTGTTACTGCCCCTAAGACTATGCATGATGGGAATACGGCATTGGCTAGAATGGGGTTATCTTTTACCCATTGTTCAAGTTCGTTTTCGTTAATTATTCGCTCCTATACTGCCGATGCGAACTGTATACTTTCTCCGCATCCACAGGCACTTACTTCATTTGGATTGGTTACTTGAATGTGAGACCCGCCTAGGTCTTTTTCAAATACTATTTCACTACCATGTAAAAACATTTCTGCGTAGTCATCTACAACTAAGATATCATCAATTAGTACACCACGATCAGCATTATCAGTATAATCCCATGTGTAACTAAATCCGGCGCAACCGCCACCCTTGACACCAAGTCGTACATACTTTGCACTAGGTTTCTCATCCAAAAGCCTTGTCCAATATTTCTTAGCATCTTCAGTTAATGTTATCCGCAATTTTTTCTCCCTCTCTAGGCATGGTCATTTCTTCTAACCATGTAGTATTACGACCCGCTTTCTTTTCTTCCCAATCTTGAATAGCTCTTTTAATACTATCTTCTGCTAATACAGAACAATGTATTTTAATGGGTGGTAAATCTAGTGCTGTTGCAATATCTTTATCCTTTATTTCTTTTGCCTGTTGGATTGTAAGACCTGTTAACATTTCAACAAACATACTAGAACTAGCAATAGCACTACCACATCCATATGTTTTAAACTTGACATCTAAAATTTCATCTGTAGCTGGGTCAAGTTTTAAATCTAACTTCATAACATCGCCACATGCAGGCGCTCCTGTGAGTCCTGTAGCAACATGTGGGTCATTAGGGTCAAATCTCCCTACTCCATGTGCTTGTGGATTATTAGTTACTTCTTCAAATCT